GACCTATGATAATGTTGGAAGTTTTAGAGTACGTGAGTATATTACTGAACCACTAAAAATTGCACAAGAAACAGAAAACTCTAGAAAACGTAATTATAATAGGGTCTATTACGCAGAATATTTAAGTGATATAAAAGAATGAAACCAATTTACATAGTAGGAGATATCCATGGTAAATGGGATCAATTATTTTTGAAAATAAAAGCATCAGAGATTCGTAACTTCACACTGATTGGTGTGGGCGATTTGGGTATTGGATTTAAACTTGACAAACAACAATCTCGTCAGTTTGACTATATCAATAGTTTTTTTGGTGGCAAGGGCATTGACTTTATTGGCATTCGTGGCAATCATGATGATCCATCTTATTTTGATGGAAGAGTAAGCGTGAGTAATTTTAAACTATTGCCCGATTATACTTATCTAACGCTAAACGACAAAAAGTTTGGTTTTGTTGGTGGCGCAGTTAGCATTGATCGTCGTATGCGAGCAGAAGGTATCTCATACTGGAAAGATGAAAAGTTTGTTTTAGATCATTCAAAGATTGAACGTTGTGATGTACTCATCACCCATAGCGCCCCATCGTGGAATGGTCCGTGTGATAAATCGGGTATTGCTTCTTGGTGTGATCGTGATGCTACTCTTTGGGATGAGTGTGTACAAGAACGCAAAGAACATGATATACTTTTAAAACTATGCGGGGCGAGCCGCCACTTCGCAGGGCATTTTCATTGTTGTTTTTCAGTTGACTTTGATGGATGTGTGAGTACAATATTAGACGAACTAGAAATCAAAGAAATAAGATGAACAAACAACTTACTATTGAAGAACTAAACAAAATTTTAGATTCATATATCGCTTTGAAAAAAGTAATGGACAAAGCGCATGATGCGGGGTTTATGGATATTAATGGTTCATTTTACAATACTGTTTGGAAAGCATTTGAAGATGCAGTAGCTATCATTGATCCAGAAAGTTGGATTATGTGGTATATCTATGACAATGATATGGGAGAAAGAGGTATGCAGGTAAAAATTGCCGATAAAGAATTTTCTGTTAAAAACAGAAGAGATTTGCTGGAAGTTATGAACTCTTATTATGATTAAAAATACTATTATTATTATTCTATTGATTATTCATACTTTCTTATGTATGATGGCAGGTTTTTATGCTGGCGTTGATGATACAGAAAGAAAAGCATATGAAAATGGTCATATGACTATTGAGCGTGTAGGTGATAAAAGAAATTACCGTTGGATAGAAACTCATAAATTAGGATACGATTATGATGAGTGAAATAAATATTATTTTATACACTGCTTCAATGGTAATTTTTGGAATTGTTGCACTTATTCTTTTTGATAAATATGATGATGAATAAAAATTAAATTATAAAAATATATGAATGGTAAATTTTTTAAATGTGACTGCGGACATGGTGGACTTTATGTAAGTCATGATCCAGATTTTGGAACTGAATTCGCTCATTTTCAGTATGATATTTCCATTGGTTTTATCTTTAGAATTAAACAAGCGTGGTTGACTCTGCGGGGCAAACCTTATACTGATATGACCATTCTCAATGATCAAGAATTGGCAAATCTTGTTGATCACTTGGCAGAAATTCAAAACCTTAAATATAAAAAAGATTATTAATATGATATACTCCCAAAAAGAACCAATTAAAATAACAATTGAAGGTGGTTTTCGTCCAGATAAAACTATTCAGTTGACACTTTGTCCAGATGCTGATATAAATGATTGGATTGAAACATTTAAAACAATTTTAATTCACCAATCTTTCAGCGAAACAATTATCAAGGAACTTTTTGAAGAACCAGATTACAATGAATCACATGAGCTTTAAGAATAAAAAAGAAGCAATTACTTTTCTTGAATCATTTGAAGTTTTTGTTTCAGATGAAAACGACATTCTCCTGCCGAAGAAAAAACTTTTTGATGATGAGGTGCATAATGCAATTGATTATTTGATTGATGAGTGTGATTTTGGAATTAAATACATATGAAATTTACAGAACTACTAGAGTGCTGGATGGATGCAAGACAGAACTACAACGAGTCTAGAGATGAATATCAATATGATTATCCACACTTAGATGAAAAATACTCGATCATGATCAAATACGAGCATCAGATCAACGATTTCATCGAAGAACTAGAAGCACGTTGCATAAGTCTAAAGCAATAATTACCTACTTTAAATTATGAAAGTAAAAGAGTTAATCGAAAAACTTCAGAAATATGACTCTGAACAAATGGTTGTTATTAATGGATACGAAGGTGGGGTGAATGCGTGTTCTTGTTGTAAAGAAGAACGTATAAAACTAGGCGTAAATAGCGAATGGTACTATGGTAATCATGAAATTGTTGCGCCAGATAAAGATTTTGATTGCGTTGCTGTTTATATTGGGTAGACTTTCATCATGAACATATTTTGCGTAGATAAAGATCCTGTAATTGCCGCTCAACAAATGTGTGACAGACATATCGTTAAGATGATATTGGAGTCAGCACAAATGCTTGCCAACTGTTTTAGTTTGTCTCGTCTTGCTGAATCAGATTGTCCTCGCACAGCTAAAGGTACGCCTCGTCTACATGCATACTCTAAGCATCCGTGTACGCTATGGGCAATGAAATCATCAGAAAATATGCAATGGCTTATTGATCATGCTCTTGCAATGCTAAACGAAAAAATTTATCGTTACGATTCTGGACATTTCTGCAAAGATTTTTTGGAGTGGTGTGACGCTCACATGGCAGAATCAAATGTTTCTTCTGGTTCTCTTACAGAATTTGCTATTGCAATCTCACCAGAACAAAAGTGCCGCAAACATCCCAACTTTGATTCTCTTTCTCCAGTAGAAAAATATCGTTTATATTATATCTACGATAAAGCAGATTTCTGTACATGGAAAAAAAGATCTGCACCAGAATGGTTTCGCCTTGACTTGATTCAGAATTAGTGACATGCTTTGATCATGACAACGCTAATTGACCCCAAAAACATCACCAACTTCAATCGCAGTGACGCAGAACTCCAAGCATTTTGGCTTTTCGGAATGTTTGTTGCAGGAAAGAATAGTGATCATGCCAGCAAGTGCCTTGCTCGTCTATTGAATAAAGACATCCTTCCATTTGAATATCTCCGTGACCTTGGTGAAATCGGTATCCATAACGCTCTTGTTGCTTCTCGCATTGGTCAGTATAATAGACTCTCCAAAGCTATTTTGGATTCTCTCAATCTTGATTTGCGCAATTGCTCTTTGGAAGATCTTTTGCAGGTTCGTGGTGTTGGACCGAAAACTGCTCGTTTCTTTTTGTTACATACTAGACAGGATTGTGAATGTGCCGTACTTGATACTCATATTCTTGCTTGGATGCGTGATAACGGTGTTGAAGATGCTCCAGAAAGCACACCTCAAAATCAAAAAGTTTATCAACAACTAGAAAAACAATTTTTGTTTTTGGCTAAACATAATTTCCCACAAATGAGCGTGGCACAAATTGATCTTATGATTTGGATGAAGCAAAGTGGTAGACTCCAAGACGAAATTTAATTCATAAAAAATGAAAATCAGAATTGATAACATTGGCGCACAAGCTCCGACTTATATTGGCAAGTCTCCAGAAGATGTAGACAAAAGAGTTGTTATTGTTAAGTTCTTCCCTAATCCTAAATATGGTAAATTGCAGGAATATATTGATGATGGTTGGAATGATATTGGAGATCGCATCATAAAAGATATGTGCAGCATTCACAAGAACTGCTTTGAAGGCAAAGAGAATAATATAGTGATTGCTGATCTTACCTATAGCACTAAAGAAGAAGACACATTCTTAGAGACTGTAGGTGAGCGAGTGCTACAGCTATCACTAGAAGATCGTGAAACTTTCTTTGAGGTTTATGCTCTTGCGGCAAAGAAACTAGCTAAACAACACAAAACAGATGAGTAAACAATATAGAATTGTAGAACGCATAGCTATTCCAACTGCTAGAATATACTATGCAATTCAAGTAAAGTTTCTTTGGTTTTGGGTCACAGAGTATCATTATGGAATTTGGGCGACAGCGGAAGCCGCAGAAGATATGGTTATGAAACTGATGAAAAATCCAAACAGGGTAGTAAAAACATTTTCTTATGAGTGATATGTGGATAGCAATAATAGTTTTAGCATCTCTGGCAACATTTGCAGTATGTTATGTCATTTATAAAGCTAGTGATGACGATCTTTGGGATTAAAGAATAATAATAGAATAAAATTATGAGTGATACACCAGAATCCGATAAAGCAAAAATCGCGTTTACTTCGCTGTTTGCTAATGACGATGCCTATTGGGTTCCTTTCAAAGTTTCCTGCAAACTAGAACGCGAGCGCGACGAGGTACTATCCGACTTGGAATTTAGGCGCGATCTTTTCAAACTTCAAGAGCAACAGCTCAATGATGTGAGGGCTGAACGCGATGAAGCAAGAGAGACTGCTGAAAGGTATCGTTTAGAGGCGAATGCTATGATGATGCAACGCGACATGCTGGCGGAGGCCGCACGAACACTGCCAGATTACGATGCTGGACTTCTAAATGACTTCGGCGGCGGTGACGCAGGATGGTGGCAAGACTACATCCGCGCTGAAATTGGACGAGCGAACGACTACTGGCGTGCTGCCCTCGCCGCAGTGAAAGGAGAAAACAATGAGTGATACTAAAAAAACTGAAAAGAGAATCAAGTACCTCGAAAAGAAACTTGCTTCTTATAAAGAACTTTTTGAAGAAAGCAAAGTAATAATTAATAAACAAAGAATGGATGTTATTCGTGAACGAGCTTGGCGAATAAGTTTTCGGAAACTGATGCAGGAGGCAGTTGAAGATGATGATTTTCAACATCTTTAAAAATATTAATATAACAAAATTATGCCAAACTTTAGAATTGTAAAAGAATATCGCAATAGAAACTCTAAATTAAGTAAATATAAATTTTACATTCAAAAAAAATGGCTTTTTGGGTGGAATGATGTTGTTCCTTATGATATTGATTCTGAGTTTTATGGCAGGGGATTGAGTTGGGATACTTTTGAAGAGGCACTTGAAATTTATCGTGAAATTGAAGAAGTTCTCAAAATCCAAAGAAAAAAAACAGAAGTTGTTTGGCCTTCACCTCGCCGCGAATTTTAAATTAATTTAATACTAGAATGACTAAAGAAGAATTCCTTTTTCAGCTTTATGAAATTGCCGATTATCCAGAAAATTGGCTTGACAAACCTAATGTTGTATTCAATAATCAGTACCCGCGAGACATGATGGAAACAGAAGAAGGTCTTGCTAAACTTAAAGAAATGATTGAATTCCTAAAAAAAGAAACATTTTAATTATGAATAGACAATTCTACGCAGTAAGAGAAACAACCCGCAATATTGAAGAGGGTGATTTTACTTTGCGCCTTGCAATGGCAAAGAAAGTTTTGGATGATAACACCGCTATTCTTGTAGCACATGGTTATGAAGGTGGTGGTTGTTGGTCAGATTACTATGCCGTTTATAAACTGGACGAATATGGGGAGTCTGTAGAAGAAACAATAGAAAGTTTTGTTGGTTTTCCAGATGAAGATACTGAATATTTGCATTATTATGACCAATTAAATGAATATATTAATAAATTCTGTGATTTTGATGAAGAATGCGCTCCTTTCTTGAAGAAAGAATGCAGAAAAGATGCCGAATTTGATGAAGAAACAGGAGAATTTGATCATGAATGGGATTGGGATGATCAAGTTCACTTTACTGCTAGTGATGAATGGCAGATACTTTATTCTTGGAAAAAAGATTGACACTAATTCAATCTATGATATGCTTCAATCATGAAAGAAAAAGACCCACTCTTGACGCTAATTGAAGAATGGACTGGTAGGGAAGAAACTTCAGCTAAGGTTTTACTTGGTTTTATTAGTTTTTTCTGTATTTTAGTCTTGGTTTTTGGTTTTTATTTGATTTCTGAGTTGTTTAAATTGATTTTTTAATATGAAAGAGTTTCCCAATGGATTTGCTTCGTGGCAAGAGACTCACTATGAAGTCGTTGCCGCTATTACTACTGAACTAATGGCGGATTACGAATATAATGAATTTCGTGATGATCTTATTCGTATCACCCTTAGAGAAAAAGGTCATGGTGGTCTTTATGAATTGGCAAATGATTTAACCGATGAATTTGAATTGCTCAATAAAGATCGTGAGTGGGATGGTGAATTTTTTGAAGAGATAGAAAGGTTTTTGGATGAAAAGTTCAAATGAAGATTTAATTAATGCTTTAAAAGAAGCTTCAGATAGAATTAAAGAACTTGAAAAAGAAAAACAAGAACTATACTGCAAGGTTCGTGAGCTTGAAATGTCTTTAGATGATTTAAGAGCGGCAATTATTAGATGATATGAAAATGAAACCTAATAAATTTGTTTGTATTATTAGTTCACCATTTGAACATACTATAAAGACCGCTGATAGTTTTGCAAGTTTTCCTAAATGGGTCAAAGACTACATTAAAAAACAACATAATAAAGGAGAATGGATTCTATTTAAGGCGGGTGATGATGGTAAAATTCATCGTTGCTATTCAAATGGAAGAAAAATATTGACTTAGAACCTAAGGGTGATATACTTACACTAAATGAAGCACACGCTTTCGACATTTTTAATAAATTAAAATCCAACCAATAATATTATGGGCCTCGACATGTACTTGCTTAAAACTAAAAAGACTAAACATTCCGTTAAAGAAATCCTCAAACTTGATAGATATGATCTTAAACCAGAGGATGAAGATGTTAAAGACTTTTTGCCGCTTTATAAGTCCAATTTTATTGAAGGAAACTATTCTATCTTTGAGGAAGTAGCTTACTGGCGCAAATTTAATGCCCTTCATAGTTGGTTTGTGACTAATGTTCAAATCGGGGTAGATGATTGTGGCTCATATGAAGTGTCGCAAGATCATATTGATGATTTACTTTTAACCCTTGAAAATACTTTGGCATATAGAGACCCAACTGATATGATGCCTGTTAGCGGATTCTTTTTTGGTAGTACAATAGTTGATGAGTATTATTGGCAAAATATGGAAGATACCTACGATAAGATTTATAATATCTCAACAACCTTTGATTGGGAGAAAGAGAGATTGTTTTATATGTCTAGTTGGTAAAACAAGATTATTCTTTATAATAAAGAGTGGATAATAATATTTTATCTCAGTTAATTGGCGGTGGCGGGTGGATATTTCATCTTGTTTTTTATAGAATACCCAAGAATGCAAGCACATCAATGATGGATCATCTTGGATCATTTAATTTAATTAAAAAACATCAAGAGAAATTCCATGAAATAGCAGATAAAAAAGTATATCGTAATTTTTTTGATCCAACACACGCTAAACCAGATGAGGCGTATAAAGTATTTAAGCACGAATTAAGAAACTATTTTTCTTTTTGTGTCGTTAGAAATCCGTGGGATAGAGCAGTTTCAATGCATTCTTTCGCTTTAAAAGAAAAAATCATGCCTTTATATGGCTTAAAGGCAGATTTAACTTTTGAAGAATTTTGCCAACATCTTAATGACAGAAAAGACGATTATTCATTTATAGCTACGCATAAACAAGTAGAATGGACTAAGGGATATTGCCCACCAAAAGTTATTTTGCGGTTTGAGAACTTGCAGGAAGAGTTTCGCGGCATGTTAGAAGAGTACAATATCCAACATATAAAACCAGATATTCCTCATAAGAATAGCACTAAACATTCCCATTATAAAGATTACTATACCCCAGAGACAAAAAAGATAATTGCTAATGTTTTTGAAGAGGATATAGATACTTTTAAATATACCTATTAAGATTTCGCGGCAAGTAAATGTTGATGCTTCAACACCCAAGGAATAACTAATGCTTCAACACATCTCACATATGCTTCCTCATCATTGTTTTCCATAAAGGCAATACCAGATAGTCTGAATATCATGTGAGTGACCTCATGAACGAGGGTTTGGTAAAAGAATTCGGGGGTTTTAGTTGTTGCTTCAGTTCTGATTTTAATTGTTAATAAATCGGAATCGCATTCGCCCCATGCCTCAAGATCTTCCTCATAGATAATCTCAACCTGCCTCCCAAGAATATCTAAAGACTTTGGTAGTTGCATATACCTTATATTACACCCCAAAAGTATAGTTACAAACGAATTTAAGAAAAAATAACGCTTTGTGAGTTATTTCAAACGCATTTGATACATACAAATACCTTGTTTAAGAGAATACAAAGCAACCTGTTAGCACATACAGAAACAGGGTAGGAAAAACACACAAATTCTATTAATAAATACACCCAAAAACACCCTAGTACACACCAGTTTTTTTGACTATTTTTTAGGTGGTTTTTAGACCCCCAAAATACCCGAAAAACCCTTATTTTATAAGGGTTTCTCCCACTTCCCCCAATACCCCTTATATACATACTATATAGACAATAACAACAACAAAAACAAAAGCTTTGATTTAACAGAATAGGTTATGAGGAGAATTGAGAGGTGAAGTACCCGATTTAAAAATATTTTTAATTCAAATTTCCACTTTTTTCAAAAAACCCCTTGTTTTATAGGGTATTTGTGTTATACTACTACTATGAAATTCGCTATTATGTGGCTTTTGACGACGATTTTGGGGGCGATTCTCGCCCCCATCGTGGCACTTTTAATCGCTTTAGTTACCTTTTTTACATCGTGGATTGCGTTTATGGCGGGTGTCCAGAAGGGGTTAATGAGACTAAAATACCCAAACAATACCCCACTAGCAGAGGAAGAAGATGTGTGGGATCGCCATGTAAGAAAACTGCAAGAAAAAGAACAACAAAAATAACGCTGAATAAATCGAGCGTATTACGAATGAAAACAAACTAAATATATTTATTTTTTATAGTACATTGCTAATGAAGCGCGACCTAATGAATCTTTATCCATCTAGCCTATTTATTCAGGGTTTACACCTGTTCTAACTAGCAACTACAAACTATAACGTCCTAAATAATCAGTTATATTAAGCGTTGATTATTGTGGCGCAACCCACTCACAGTATATATTACACCTAAACTACAAATTTTTCCAATCTAAATAAACAAAAATAATGCAAAAATTAAACGAAAATTCAATTCAAACACTTATGCCATATACTTTTGCTGGCACATGGGTATTCGATGATAAAATAACTAATCTTGTGCGCGAGCCTTTTGTTGGTGGTATGAATAACATCATCACGGAGATGGTTAATAATGCGGGAATTAAAGATGCTGATACTGGATTCAGACTTACATTTTCAGCAAATGCTTTTCCAGATTATACTCATTCGTTTGAATGGTTACGTTTTGAGTTTGGAGGTAATACATATCACTGCCCAGAAAATCAAATGACTGGATGGTTATGCCCAGCTTTATTGAAATATTTTGAACAAGCACCTAAGAAAATATATGCCAAAGCAGATCCTATAAATAAAAATTATGAATGACGAAGTTACAAATAAAGAAGTTACAAATAATACTGACCCAAATAATGCCGCCGAAGTAGTACCAGAACTTAGCCCCGAAGAAATTAAAAGACAAATAAAAATCTTTCGGCAAATGATTCGTGGTAATCGCGGCAAGCATAGTAGACAGCGCCAAAATAATGGTGGGTTTGGAAAGTCAAAACGCAAATGAGTTAGTTACAAATAAATACCTCCTAAATAAATGCGCGGACTATTAATCATTCTCTTATATATTTTATCGTTCTTTTTGTTTTCTCAAACCATGGATATCGTCATGGCTCCAGAGAAAATGCATTGGATACAAAAACTAATTTCTTTTTATGGGTTCTATTTAATTGGTAAACTCAGCAATTTTAAATGATTTTTAATTCCTTTCATTGATTCTCATTTAATCTCACGATTTTATTTCTTTTTTCAGCTCCGAATTTTTTTTTGATAAAAAAGTGTTGACTCATGTTCTGATTGCTGTATACTACCCCCATGCAAGAGCAAACAAAACAAAGAGGTCGTCCCAAGGGTAGCAACTCATTCGTTAAGCTGAAGCTTAGTGATTTGATTTCTATCGTTGGAGTCGATGGTGTCGTGCCTGTATCTAAAGTATGGTTGCGCGAAAAAAATATTGACATCGTGGAGAATGTATCTAAAATCAGACTCGCCGCCGCAGAAGAACCTGTAGCACCAGAAGAGAAGATTGAATTCGCAATCACCTCGTTTGAAGACTAACCCCCAACTAAACTAAACAAAATGTTTGACTCCCTCATTGGTCAAGACCACATTAAAAAACAACTTCAGTTCTATGCCGAGTCCCACAAGGCAACTGGAGTCAGTCCATTCCTTATGTTCAATGGAGCAAAGGGTTTGGGTAAGACAGAATTCGCAAAGCAGTATGCCAAGCAACTGAAGAAACCATTGCTTGAGATTAACTGCTCTACGATTAAGAACAATGCCCAATTCTTTGAGCAGATCTTCATGCCTGTTATCATGGATAACGAATTGACGATTTTGTTTGATGAGGCTCACGCATTGCCCAAGGATCTTGTCATGGCATTCCTTACGGTATTCAATGTGGAGAGTGCAAAATCCAAACGCTTTGAATGGCGCGAGAATACATTTGAATTCAACTTCGAAAAGCAAACTTATATCTTTGCGACTACTGAGTTGGACAAACTATTCCCTCCGTTTAAGGATCGTCTTACCATCATTGACTTCAAACCATATGAAGCAAATGAGTTGGGTAGTATTCTTGAAGGTCGTCTGGATTGGGTGAACTTCCAAGACAACATCGTAGATGACATTTCCAGGACTCTCCGTGGCAATGCTCGCAGTGCAGTTAAACGCGCAAAAGAAATTGAGATGTACTGCGAGAGCAGGAACACCAAGAACTTCGGCGCAAAACAATGGAAAGAATTGTGCGATCTAGTTGGTATCAAGGCTTATGGTCTTACCAATACCGAGATTGAGATTCTTCATACTCTCAAGAGTCGCGGCGACTGCACATTGGGAATGTTGAGTGCGGCAACTGGTTTGTCAAGGACTGCTATTCAGCGAGACGCAGAAACTTATTTGCTTCGTAAAGCCTTGATCAAAATCGAGGGAACAAGAAAGATCACGCCAGAGGGGACAAAAATACTGGCGAGTGTGTGATGAGGGAAGGGGAGGGGGAATTTTTCCTCCTCCCCAACTTTCCCGTTGACAATATCGGTTCACACTCATACTCTTTCCCCACATGATTACTCCAACCTCAATCACAAACTACAACCGCACTGAAGCAGAGTTAGAAGAATTCCTTCTATTCTCTATTATGGTGGCAGGTAAGAACTCACAGCAAACCGCAAAGAAGTTAGACTCCTTTCTTTTTGCAACAATGGGTCTTATCTCTCCTCTAGACTGGATTGCTAATTTGGTCAAGATAAAAGAAAATAAGATTTGCTCGACAGATCCTTTGATGACCTGTATGAAGAACCATAAGCTGGGGCAATATAATAGATTGTTTTCTGCTTTTACTGGTATTCTTCAATTCAAGGATAGACTGAGTTCTGTGACAGTGCAAGAACTTGAATCCGTCAAGGGTATTGGGCCTAAGACCGCACGATTCTTTTTGTTGCACTCTAGACCAAATCAAGAGATTGCAGTACTCGATACTCACATCCTTCATTGGATGCGTGACAATGGTATCAAAGCACCAAAGACTACACCGTCTGGTGAAAAATATTTGAAGTTTGAGAAAATGTTCATTGACATTGCCAAGAAAAATGATATCTCTATTGCAGATCTCGACCTTCGAATCTGGACAGCATACTCCTCCAAGAAAAAAACATTAGCATGAATCCCCTACAATACATCGTATCAACAAACGGTCTTGGCATCGCAATCGGCATCTGCGGTAACAAGAAACTCGCACTTCAAGATGCCACACTTGCTGAAAATATCTATGGATCAAATCATAATGACTCTTTGTTTAACCATTTGCTTTACATGCCTAGCCTTGAGGCATTCAAGAAATTTCTAATCGTTAAAGAATATTTCTGTGTTTGGGATGAACACTTTGCCCGAAACAAGGGTACAGGTAGTCGCACCAAGGGTAATGTAATGCAATTCACCCGCCGCGCAATCAAACGCGCAAGACTTATTATGGATTCTCAAGTTACCTATGAGAACTTCATGCAAAAAATCAGTAACCGCAACCAAGAGTACATGCTTGGCGCACATCAAGATGAACAAGAAGAAGAATAATATAAAAGAATATATGAAAATACTTGCACCAAACTTTGAAGACATGGAATCTGTTCTTGATTCCTGTGGTCACGAACTAATCAATGAAGTTAATATTGCTTATGAAAAACTTGGCAAAGATAATCTTTGGGAGTTGACAGATAAGTTCCTAGAGTTTCAACGCCTCCTTCGTCAACAAATTAAAGAGATCTGTCCAGACTACAACTTTCAAAACTTCTAATAATTTTGGGGAGGTATCGGAACGCACTTCTAATGCGTAGCACCGTAAAGGATCAATGCAGGTTCGAATCCTGTCCTCCTCACCAATCTAATAATAAATAAATAATATGTTTACATTCCTTCAACCAAAAAGACAAGTAGTCATTGAGCATAATATCACCTCAAATATTGATGGTGAGAAATTCGCGCCAGTAGTAATTGATGGAAGTTTTTGGGGCAGTGATTTTGATATCTTCAATGGCGACACTCTTATCCATGACGATGGTGAGTACGGCAACATCCCTGTCACTTTCCACCAGACATTCTTAACTACCCGCTTGACAGACGAACAACTTCTCCGTAAATACAAGAACCAATGAAACTCATTGTAACAAAAGAAGATCTTATCCTTGATACCGAACAAGGAACTTACACAATAAAACGCGCCCATGAAGAAGATGAGTGGCATTCAATTACTGAATTTGTTGATTTAAATTTTTTCTACGATTCATATGATGATAAATACCATGCCGCAATCTATCTTGTTTTAGAAGGACAAACCCAAACAGATACAGGGTGTGAGATCGAAGTAGAATTTAAATAATGTGAAATAATAAACTGCCAAATAACAAAATAGCAAATAATAATAAGCTTAATAAACCCGTGGAAATCGACGGGATTGTAAGTGATTGAGGATGAGGGAGTTACGGGGCGAGGGCGGGGCGCAACCCGTAACTCATTGAAACTTAACATGTTATAAGGTCGCAAATTGCGACCTTATTTGATTTCGTAGCGATCAACAACCTCAAGCGTTTCCGCATCGAGATGGACAACGAAACCCTCTCTCCCTTTTTCAAGAGCACGTTCTTCTGTCTCTCTGTCGAGGTTTGTTTCTTTCCAACCTGGAGGTAAGCCCTTTGAGTGGACAATGATGCGGGATTGGTGAGCGATGTCTAGTTGGTATGCTCTCATATTTCTTTTTTTATTTCTTTTTTGCCATCGCTGCGCACTCGTTTATTCTGAACGCGCTTCCAGTATTTGCGTAAGTGTTTCCACCACTGAACGGTTGGAACACTTCCTTTGCTTTTTGCTGAACTACTCATACTGGTTCTCCTTTGTATTGGGTGTAAAGTGCGCGGACTCTGCCGTCAACAATACCAACATACTTGGCTTTGTCAATGGGTTTGTTGTAGTAATTTGAAACCGTGAAGGTTGGATTCTTGTATGGGTTGTAAGAAACAACGCTCTCGTATGTGAAAGAGCTAGGGATGAAAGGGAGTCGTTCGCCTTCAATGAAAGCATGAACATTCTTTTTCTTTTCGCGCAGCACCCTTTGCCTTCCTGCTTCACTCACCTTGAATGAAACATTGTGTAGATAGATTGTGTTTGTGTGATTAACAACCTTCCACCTGCCGTCAACCTTTTCCTGGACAGAGAAGAGTTTCTTGTGGAGGTTAAAGTAAACGCGAACTTTTTTGTTGGTAGTTTTCATGGGGATAGAGTTGCCGCTCTTATCGGGCGAGCGGCGAGCCGTCTGTCGATATTCTTTGTGCTTTTACTTGGGAGAAGTCTAGCGGGGAGAGCAGATATGTCAACTATTTTTTAACGATATTCGCTATCATCTTCTGGATGCCTTTGATCTGGCCCAGAGTAGTGAGGATTCTTTTCCCATGAGTCCCAGCTTGTCAAGATCCATTGCTTATGAGGATTCTCCATGCCGAAGATTTGTTTCTGTTCTTCTATAGCTTCACGAATGATGTGTTGTCGTGCGTCCATGTAAGAAAGCTAACAGAAAGATTAAGACTGTCAACTATTTTTTATTCTTTTTTATTTGGTTGCAACTCATTGGTTTTGAGAGAGTTACGGCTGAGGGTGGGGCCGCGCCCCGTAACCCCTTGATTTTCAAAGAGTTACGAAACGAGACTTGATGTCACTCTGTCAAGACTTTTTCGATTTTTTGTTTAAGTTCTCCCAACATTTCTTGATGCATTGGAATGCGAACGCCAACCATGCCTTGCGTATCTATTTCATGCACACGCATCACTTGGACTTTGGAGTCCTCATGGATTGCATCCACAAGGAACTCCCCAAGCTCGGTGTCGAGTATCGTTCGAAAGATGTTCATCGCTTGCGACAAGCTATCACAAAGAAGACGGCTGTCAAGATTAAAAGAAGTTCGATGTTCATGCTGGCTCCAAAACAAAACCCGTTTCGTCTTTTTTGGCAAGACCTTTTTCTTTAAGCCCGACGATTTTTCCCTTGCCATCGAGAAAGCGGAGGTCGGTTTCGTCGCCGTCAATGACTGCATGACCATAGTATTCATTCGGCAAAGACTTGCGGAAAACCATTGCGACATTGCCACCCGAACGAAGGAAAGCGAGGGAGATTGCGCCGTTAGTTTCGGAGCGTGAAAAGGTAAGGTGATAGTTTTTCGGCATCTCACCATTGACAAAGCTGGTCATGCGTTCTGCGCTTTTGGTGTAGTCGTAGAACTGCACACTTGGGAAAGCGGCGAAAACATTTTGGCCGTTGTATTTGATTTTCTCCCATGGCAAGTCGCTTGTGAGGTTCAAGCGGAAGCAAGGTGTCATGCCTTTTTTTTCGGCAGACTTCATCGACTTTGCAACTTCTTTCCAAAGGTTGGCGAGGAAGGCTTGCTTGTCGTGAAAGAACAAAAGAGTTTTTGCGATTCGTGCGCGTTGGACGGAAGACATTGCCCCACGCCCTGCGGTGTTGAGACAAGCGGCGGCGCAACCTTTGCTTGCGTCTTTGCATACATTAAACCCCGAAAGGTTGGCGGGTGCAAGGTGCAAGCCGTAGGTGATGAAACCCTTCTTCTCTCCCTTGCGTGTCTTGGCGTTTCCTGTGTTGAGTAGTGACATGGCCAAAGCATAGCATCGGACGTAGCTATGGCAAGAGATTTTTTGCATATTTTTTTTATTTTTTTTTGCTTGACAAGATGCGTGTGAGTATTTTGTCTACCATTCATAAGTCATTGATTTTCAACGAGTTACGGGGCGCGGCCCCCCCGCCGCCCGTAACTGTCAAGAAAAAAATTCATTTTTTTTCAGAAAAAACCCCCGCCCTTTCGGGCGAGGGTTCGTTTGCTTTACGCTTACGCTCCAACGACGACGAGCGTTTCCATTTCCTCCCCCGCATCAGCGGGATCGATTTCGGCCTCGATGGTCGGGCGATGCCCAGCGATGCGGTCAAAGACCGATTGAGCAGTCATCGTGCGAAACGGCAACTTGGACAGATCACCGCCCTTGAGGTTTTCGGTGATGGAGTTGTAAAGCGTCCAGAGTGTGCCACCCTTGAACTCGTCATGGCGAGGGTTGCGAAACTCTTGCACAGCGGCGTAAATGTCACGAGCGGGGAACGCTTTCACATCCACAAGGTCGATAAGCAAGTCAGCGGCACGATCACGCGAGATTTCGGTTTCCTTGTAAAGCTCGATGCGCTTGCCCATGTCTGCCCAATGCGAGACAACGCGAGCGACTGCATCGGAGAGAACGCGAGGCAAGTCAGCAAGGATGTTCGTGGTGTGGCGGCGAGCCAACTTGATGTCGGACGAGAAGCAAAGATTCTCGCAAACCATCATGCGATTCCCCACGCAAATGCTTGCGGCAAAGGACTTGTCGTGTGCGTTGCGTAGACCAAGCACGATTTGGCGATCAGAACCAGTGATGTCCGCGCCCTTGAGGGCAAACCCGCCAAAGTAGCGTTGACCACCACGAGCGAGCGAATGTTCTTCCAGCGACACTTCAAGCCCTGCGCGTCCGATTGCCTCACGAGTCATTTCGACAAGCGAGAAATGCGGGATGGGTTGGAAGCGGTCGGCGGCTTCTGGAGTTTCAACGCCCATGAGTTGTTCGGCGTTCACTTTGTTTTTTGCGATGATCAGTGACATATTGTTTTTTTCTATTAGTTGGAGTTGGATGCGCCATCAGCGGCGACAGGGACAAGATAGCAAAAACCCCGAACTTGTCCACACATTTTTCATTGTTTTTGTGTTTTTATTTTTTGAGCGAATCGCATTTTTTTTCTTGACAGGCGCGAACTACTATGAGTCTCGTAGATGCGTAACTCGTTTGTTTTCAACGAGTTACGGGCGGCGGCGGGGCCGCGCCCCGTAACTGCCTTATTTCCAACGAGTTAGGAAGGGATCGCACTTTGCGACCCCTTCCCGTTATGTCAACCCACCCTTGCGAAACTTCTGATTGGATGATCGCCAACTACCTGTGGCACAAAGTCAATCGTCGGAGAGCCACCGAATTTGTTTTTGTAAGCTCGGAGAAAGGCTGTCAAGTCGCAATCTTCTTCAAGGTAGAAGTTTGATTTGTCTTGGTAGCTGTAGCGGCTTAACTTTACGCCAAGAGCTTCGACTTCTTTCTTGGGGACTTCAAGCCATCCATGTCCAGAGTCGGTGTGGAGTTTAAGGGTTAGTCTGTTTGGTGTGATTGTTGCGTTCATGCTGTTATTACTTCGTGGGAGATAGGTTGAATGATTTTGATGAGGTAGTCAATTACTTTTTGCGGTTGCTCATTAAAAAGAGGATGAGAACCATGCCGATTGTCCATGCGATATGTAATGTGTCCATTATGAATGACAAAAACAAGATGTTTCATTGTTTGGAATGTTTGGTGTGAAAACCCACAAAGTCTTCCGCGAGGTTATTGATTAGTTCTTCTACAAAAGCAAAAGGGCTGGCATCGTCCATCGGGTTCAATTCAAACTTGGAGATTGCTTCCCAAGCTTCGATTTGTTTTTGGTCTTCTTGTTGATTGTCTACGCTGTATTCATCAGCGAGCAAAGCGAGTTCAAGTCTTTCGGCATTCCAATCTTGCGGCCATTTGGAGAGGAAATGTCCTGCGGCAATTAGGTATGCTTCGGCGTGGAGGGGATTGCGTGTGTCGATGTGGATGTAGTCTTGCATGGCTGTAGGTTAGTTGTTTTGGGATTGCTTGTCAACATATTTTATTGCGCCAGAAAGTCTAAAAGATTTTCTTCTGGAACAAAAGATAAGAGTGCGGCTATTGCAGTTCTATCGCCCCAAGACAAGTCTTCTTCGATTTGTTTGATTGCTTTTTCTATTAGATCGTCCATGGCTGTAGGTTAGTCGTTGGCGTGATGGTTGTCAAGAACGATTTTAAGATTTTCGCGGAGTTCTTCCTCGACTTCACTTTCGCCGCCAGAATATGCTTCCGCAAGCTCTAATGCTTGTTGGGCAATGTCTTTGAGCTGTTCAATTGTGTTTAGTAGTTCTTCGATTGTGGTCATGTATTTGGGGGTTAGTTTGTTGGGATGAATCTACGGGCAGGAATGCGGAGTGTCAAGCACCATTTTTTCCAATTCTCGCCATGAAAGTCATTGCGGCCATTTTTCTTGTGTGTGCCAAAGAATTTTGTTCTTTCGGTTATGTCAAGAGCGTGTGCAAGTTCATGCAAGAAGACTTCGGAAAACAAATGGAAACTTTGCAGGATTTGATTTGAAAGCTCGATTCTCTTTTTTTCTATGCGATAGCAACCCAATCTTGTTTTTGTGTTTGTCCAAAGGACTGGGATGTGGGTCATGTTATGCTGACGCAAGGTCAAGCGGATGTATTGTTCGGCTTCTTGGTGAGTGATTTTCATGCGGGGAAAGTTTGGGGGCTTTCGCCCCCTATGTCAATTATTTTTTAGACATTAGCAGGAATTTCTTCGTCCTCGCCGTATTCGACAAAGTTAAAGTTTTCTTTTGCAAACTCTATGACATCAGCATCATCGACTTGGTTGTCGTCAATTTCACCTTGGGAGATGATAGCAGTCCCAGCAAACCAGCAACCAGACTCAAAGTAGTCAAGCGTGAATTGGTCATGTGGAAACATTTCAGACAAGGCGGCAATCGCTTCGATGGGTGGACTATTAGCAGTCATAAAGGTTGCTTGAAAGTCTGCGCTTTCGGAAATGAGTTGGTCAGCAACTTCGCGTTGTTCTTGTTCGCTCAAGTCCCATTTGGTTCCCCAGTTTTGAAGTCTCCAATCATACCATCCATTGCCCTCAAGTAATTCTGGTGGTGTGGGTTTGATTTTCTCAAAAGAAAGACCATTTTCTTTTAGATAGCTTTCCAATTCTGGAGAGCAATCCATGACCGACAATTTATTTTCGTTCCAGTTAGGCATGGCGGTAATGTAGGTTAGTGGTTGGGGTTAGTCAATAGGTTTTTGAAAGCAAAACAAGTGGCTTCAATGTGACAGGTCTTGCATTAACATAAAAGAAAAAACCATATTCCAAAACCTCAATGTCGCCATCGACTTTGGCAAGTGAAACATAGTCATCGCCATGATTGTCGGCAACGAATGGGCCTTCATCATCATGCCCGATAAAGTAAAGCGTATCGTTTAGATCGACAGCATAAGCGTCACTGAGTGCTTCGTGTAGTTGTTCAAGTGTGGTTGTTTGCATGGCAGTAGTGTGTATTATTTTTGGGGTTAGTCAACAAGAAACCTGCGCTTCCATTGTGATTCTTGCACTTGCTTATCAAGCCAAGATTGTTGTTGAAAGATACGCGATCCGTAAATTGATTTGCGGTCGCGTGTGAATAGTGACAGGATGTGGTTGATGAGTTGCATGGGGGAAACTTAACACAAAGACGCGAGGTGTCAAATTTTATTTTCAGAATAAACTACAATTTTGTTCTTGACAAATCAACACTAGCAAATAGCAAAATAGTAAATAGCAAATCAGTTAATAGTTAATAGACTACATGGGCCGCTGTAAGTCATTGGTTTTGAATGAGTTACGGGCGGGGGCGGGGCCGCGCCCCGTAACTCGCTTGTTTTCAATGAGTTAGAAAGGCGATGGGGCGACTCAGAAGCCGCCATCGTAGCCCATCGTGTATTCATTGTAGTCGTCTTCGGGGTAGTAGTTCCAATCCGAATCGTCGGGCTGGCGCTGGGCCTCAAGCTGGTCGAGGTGCGCGTGGTAGTCCGCGAGCGCAAGCTCGGCGGCTTCCGCAAGAGCGGCGGTGTATTCTTCGGGGGAAACTTCGGTGGCGTGGTAGGTGTTGGACATGGGAGTAGATTAATGGATTTTAAAAGAAACGCAAGAAAAACTTTTTATTTTCCGTGAAAAATTTTCAGATTTTCAACTCGGCTCGATGCAACCGTGCAGCGGTCGCCGCAGTATGGGTCGCGGTAAATGATGATGAACGCGCCGTCGAGAGTGTCGCGGTCGGTGACGCTTCCAGTCAGATTCATTCCGCAATAGGTGAATTGAACAAGAGTGTTGATGCGAGGGCGGGTGGTGGTGGTCGTGTTGGACATGTAAGAAAGTTATCACAATTCGCTCGAAACGCAACAAAAAAAATCATTTTTTATGAGAAAAAAAGTTTCACAAAACTGCATTTTTTTCTTGACAGTTACGGCTGGCGGCGGGGCCGCGCCCCGTAACTCGCTGGGTTTCAACGAGTTAGAGAGTGTCAAGCCCATAGGTTGATCGTTGGTAGGTATTTCATATGTTCTTATTATATCAGAGTTCCTATTACCAGTGAGTATATTCTTTGATGATACCCTCTTCATTCAGATAGCGAGCGCACACATAAGTCTGAACGCAGCTATCATCACATGTCTCGAAAACATGAAACTTATCTTGCAACTCATACATAGCTTCGAGATACAATCTGCATGCTTCTTTTGCAGAGTTTAAGTTAGGATGAACATCATTAGGTGGCGTGGTGTTGCTGTCAGTCATGCAAGAAAGTTATCACATCCCCGCGATATCGCAAGAAAAATTTTCACTTTCTGCAGAAAAAAAAACTTTCAGAAAATTGCATTTTTTTCTTGACAGTTACGGCTGGCGGCGGGGCCGCGCCCCGTAACTCGCTGGGTTTCAACGAGTTAGAGAGTGTCAAGCTTTTTCTTCTGGCAATTTCTCCCAGCAGTATTCAGCCACGCCAGCATCGTATCCTAAACGATACAAGTGGCGATCCATGTCGTCATCAAAAGTATTGTCTTCGACTCCAACAGTAAACCCATCATAGAATCCTAGTTGGTAGGCTTTTTGTAGTTCTAGTTCTTCTTTCATTTTTTAGTGTGTAGTTAAAATCATGCGCGTTGAGTGCGCCTGTCAAGATGATTTTTGAACTTATTTCGCAGAAGATCGGCGCTTTGTTTTCTGTCAACAAAAACGCTAGCGGCCTCGCGTCCATCGCTGAAAACCAAAAGTGGGCGAGGATGTTTCATGAACTTGTGGATTTTAAGATCAAACAAGGGTGTGCGGTAGGTGGTGACGAATGCGTTGCGTGTTATGGTGTATTTCATGGCGGGGAAAGAGTAAGATTTTTTTTCGAGATTATCAACTTATTTTTTCATTTCGATGAAAATTCTTTGAGGAATGAACCAGAGACTTGGGGCAACCATCATTGCAAGGAAACTATTTTGCAACCAAGCAGGGCATTCAATGAGGAAAAGTCCAGAGCCGCAAAGGATGGAGCAGGAAAGAAGGAAGAGGCTTTCGAGTATTGCGTTTTTCATGGCGGGAGAAAGATAAAGTTTTTGGGGCGGGTTGTCAATTTTTATTTCTGCAAGATTCTTTGTTTTGTTTTTTCTTTTTGTCTACAAAGCGAATCGTTGCAGGGGCAAAGCGGATGCGAGGCTTTGCGGGTTGGATGGTGATGGTGATGGTTTTCATTCTTCTGTCAAATTCTTTTCTTCAAGTATTTGCTGGCGGTCGCGCTTCTGCCGTTCAAGATCACGGAGATGGCGAATCTTTGAGGGTTGTCTCTTTATCAATTCGGACACTCGCGCTATTTCTTTGTCAATCCACGCGATTTCGGCATAGACTTGGCTGACTGGATAACTTGAGGAAATCTTTATTTTGCTTGGCGTGGTCATGGTTTTATTTTATTTTGATTTTATGCTTCTGTCAAATTCTTTTCTTCCAGTATTGCTTCAAGAGAAGAAATTTCTTCTTCGATTCTTTCGCAACCTTCCCAGTCTGAAAATTCTTCGCAGAGTTCAAGTTGCTTGCGGAGGTTGTCGATGGCGATGACGAGCGATGTGGTAGACATGTAAGAAAGGTATCACAAGCCCCCGATTCCGCAACAAAAAAAATCATTTTTTGCAGAAAAAAAACTTTCACAAAACCGCATTTTTTTCTTGACAGTTACGGCTGGCGGCGGGGCCGCGCCCCGTAACTCGCTCATTTTCAAGCGGTTATGACTTTTGGGTGTAGTCGCGCCCCCTACCACAGAGGCGCGACTTTTCACCCATGCCCGAAAAATTATTCTTGCAATGCGCTTTTGAAGCACCCTGCCCAAGTCAACGCGAGGCAAAGCCAAAAAACAATAAAGTTTAGATCGTGTGGTATGATGTCATACGCTCGCACAATCGAAAAAATCGCAATGTGTAAAGAAGAAAAGAAAAGACAAAGAACGGCAGATTTCATTTTTTTTTATTTTTTAAGGTTGACAAGGTGGGCCTTTTAGTGTGATGCCCAGCACGCTTCACCACTCACACGACGAGATCAATTCCCGCGAGGTGAAGGTTGCGATGCTTGCTTTCGCCGCCATCGTCAACATCCTTGGCAAGGATAGTGACATAACGACGACCTGATTTTTTGCCAATCGAAACATGATCGACTGCCTCGACTTTGAAGACGCGAACGCCATCATTTTTGATTTTGGAATCATTCGCAAAGTAGCGAACGGTTTTGCCGACGAGTGCGTTTGCGATTTCAAGTGCGGATGCTTGGTAGTTTATGTTCATGGTGTGTTTTGTTTTGTTTATTGTTGCGGGAGAAGTATGGCAGATTTTTCGGATTGTGTCAACTTTATTTTGATTATCCGCGATTTTTTAAGCGGATGAAAACATCCTTATTGTCTTCCATGATTTGGCTCAATTGTTGAAAGCAGTAGTCAAACCAGACTTGTTGAGTGATTTGGCCAGCTTGAACCTTGGCAAACATTTCTTTGTATTCGGTGGTGTTCATGACAGGGAGAGAGTAAGATTTTTTTTGTGTTGCGTCAACTTTTATTTTTCAAGAAGTGAAGAAAAGTATTCGGCGGCTTGTTCGGCTTGCCACTCATACATGGCTTGCGTTGCGGCTTCGTGAAATGCGGCGAGCAGTTCGACTGAATCGGTGTGGGTGAGTTGGTCAATGGACATGAGAGAAAGTTAGTTTATTTTGAGAGAATGGCAAGAAAAATTTTCAGATTTCTTCGATCAATTCGACTGGCAAGGGCTTTGTCATTTGCGTGGTTTGCTCATTGCTCACACGCTCAACCCAGAAGAAGAAACCATTCAAGATGCGGAAATTTTCGTTTGGCATGATTGTTTCGCCCTTGGTGATTTTTGTCTTGTGCGTGGAATGCCAGTAGGCAACGGTAAAGTTTTTAGTAGCGCGGAACATAGTGGCGGTGGTAGTGGTGTTGGTCATGAGAGAAAGTTAGCAGATTTTCGGAGTGTAGCAAGAAAAATTTTCGTTTTTTTCAGCTTGGAAAGTGGTGAGCAGTTTTAAGAGATGCTCAACTCTCTAGAGTGATTTAGCGAGTACCCGAAGCTCGTGCGCAAAGAATAACCTCGGAACCGATAAAATGCAACATCTTTTTTCATTTTTTATTTTTTATTTTTCGCACTTTTTTCTTGACGGATTGAGTATTTATGATAAAGAAGCGAAAAACATAACTCATTGATTTTCAACGAGTTACGGGGCGCGGCCCCGCCCCCGCCCGTAACTCACTCATTCTCAACGAGTTACAGAGGCAGTGGCAATGTAGTTATGCTATGCACAATGTGCCATACTACTACAAGCGTAGTAGTAAAGCACACGGCGCTTGCAACTATGTCATGCAGTTCTTCACTCATGCCGACATTCCTTCTTCTTCTAGAAATTCCATTGCGGCTTCTTGTGCGTAGTCGAGAAGCTCACTCATGGGTGTCATGCTATCTGCTTCCTCGATCATATCTTCAAGCGTGTCGATGTGATCGCATAGCAATGCGGTATCTGGTAGATCATCGAGAGACAAGCCGACAATGGCGTAGACTTGTGCGTTGATCATCTTTCGTGCTTTGTTTCGTGCGCTCATGTGTTAGTTGTGTTTGATGTATGATTGAAGATGTGCGAGGCAGTAGCAGGTCGCGCCAAAGGTCAAGAAGCATACAGCGTCAAACACTTCGCTTCGTCCTCCGTAGATACAGAAGGCACAAAGGCTAAAGACAGGCGACATGGTGATGATGGCAGAGCCAAGAATTGCTAGTGTGTGTTTCATTTTTTTTCTATGTGTTATGTTTACCAGACTTTGATGATTTCAATTTGATTTGAGCCAATGAATGCGCGATCTCCTGCAAGGTCACGATAGATGATGACAAAGCCGCCGTCGAGCGTGTTCCTATCGGTGACGCTACCGCAGAAGCGACGACCTTCATAGCGAAAGTCTACAGTAGAGTTAATGCGTGGGCGGGTGGTAGTAGTTGTGTTGGACATGTGAGAAAGTTAGCAGATGAGAGAGGGAACGCAAGAAAAATTTTCACTTTTCCCATTTTATTTCGCGGCATTCTTCGATGAATGCTTGGGCGTTTTCACCCGTGCGGATTGCCAGTTGCTCAAAGCGTTGCGAGACTGCTTCGAGTTCGGCAAGAGCGGCAAGAGTTTCGGCGCTGTAGAGGTTGGTGAGTTCGTTTGACATGAGAGAAAGTTAGCAGATTTTGAGGTTAGAGCAAGGAAAAAGATTTTTTATTTTCAGAGGTCTTTAAATTGGATTCTCGTATCTTCCCAAGCGTTCCCGTTCCACTTTACCAAGACAACCCAAGGCTCATACCATTGTTCTTCTACAATGTCGGCAACCTTGAATTTGCCTTGCTTGGATTCGATTACATCACCGATGCGGAGGAGTTGGAGTTCGTTTGACATGTAAGAACATTACCAGATTCCCCCACAAACGCAACAAAAAAAATCGTTTTTTTTCGAAAAGAATTTTGCGAGATTCTAAAGAAAACACTTGACACCCTCCCCCCATTTCTCAAAAAAACTGCGAGTTGTTCGCGTGGGAAAGGGTGGGGGGACACTTTCCTCAATCTCCCCTCCCCAAACCAACGTACCCCTCCCCCATTTGTCGAAAACGTTATCGATCTATCTAAATTCACCAATACCAAACATAAAAAAAAATCCCAGACTGAAAAAGTGTAAGTAATTTATATGGCAGCGGTCTTGTATAATGATATTAGGGTAAAGGTGAGTGAATATGATCTATTGGTAAAATCAATGTCAATCCAAGGATCAAATCAACTTACCCCTAATAGAGTAATAAATGATTATCAATCAAGTCAATTTGATGGATATGGAATACAGGGATTCGCAAATTATAAAATTAATATCTCATTCTATGCTGAAACAGCTACTTCTGGAACCAAATATTGTTTAGAAGACTTAACTGGTGATCTTGACACAGAAATAAGAATACTTGGAACTAACCCATTTAAACAATGCTACTTAGATAGTTTTAATGTTAACATCCAACCGTTTTTACCAGTCATGGTTGATGCTTCATTTACATGTTATGATCCCCCTAGTGTTTTTGATTTAGATGGAATAAATATAGCAAAAGTCCAGCCAGGGTTTTTCTTAAACGACAGTGAGTTTTATTTAATAAACAAAGAGTCGGGGATAACGTGGACAGGTGCTAATAGAGAGGCTTCTGGCATGGGTGGTCGTTTAGCAATTTTAGATACAGCGGAGAAAAATAATAGAGTACCCCAGCATAACTACGCAATGTGGATTGGCGCAAATGACACTGGAACCGAAGGCACTTGGAGATGGATAAATAATACTACATTTTGGACAGGTACGGCAAGTACTGGAGGGTCAGTTGGCGGGGCTTATAATAATTGGGCCGCTGGACAACCAGATAATGCTTTATTTACCGTTTCTGGAGAAGATTATGCTCAAAGACTTCCAAATGGAACATGGAACGATGCAGTAAATGATCCGTCTTTATTTACAACGCCCGAAGCTTTTTGGTTTACACAAGGATATATTTTGGAATATACTGGCGGCTCAATTTATAAAGATAGTCTTATTTATGGACATACAGTACAAACTGTTAGCGGCGAATTTATTTCAGATGAAAACAAAGAACAAGTATCTTACTCAGTTACATGTGCAAGAACGCCAAGATATATGTTAGGGGAAACTATTCCAAGTAGAGTATTTTTAGATACAGTAGAAAAAGAATTATCTATTAAATCTACGCAAGTTGATAGTTTTGTTGATTATGATGGATATGAAGATTCTTTTTATGTTTATTTAACTGATAAGAATAATAGATTAGCATCAACTATATCATTCCCAACAGCAAGAGTTGTTGCACAGAATTTTTCAGTTCGAGAGGGGGATAATTCTATTGTAGAAATTAAAGCAAAAGAAGTTGTTTTATAATCAATAAAAATTGTATTTGGTGTAAATATATCTGAATGCCAAAGAAAAAAGCCGACTTGTCGGGTTCTCTTGAGATTCGTACTCAATTAGAACATAGTATCAAGCTTAAACAGCGCAAATTCAAGTTTACTCCAAAACAGCACATGTTTTTGGAGATGGTCTTAGACCCCCAAAACCCAATTATTTTTGTATCGGGGCCAGCGGGAAGTTCTAAAACATATATGTCATTATATGCGGCCATTCAAATGATGATTAAAGATAAAGAGCGCGAATTACTTTATGTTCGCAGTATTATCGAAAGTGCTGATCAAGGATTAGGTAGTCTACCTGGAGATGTTGCGGAAAAATTTGATCCATTTTTGATTCCTCTTTACGATAAGCTTGATGAAATCATCGTACCACAAGATGTAGTATGGTTAAAAGGTCAAGGTAAAATTGGCGCTATACCAATTAACTTTCTTCGTGGCGCAAACTGGACAGATAAGGTAGTTATCGCAGATGAAGCGCAAAACTTCACCTTCAAAGAGCTTACAACTTTAATCACTCGCGTTGGAGAAGGAACTAAACTTATTATTTGCGGCGATTTCATGCAAAGCGATATTAATGGCCGCTCTGGATTCTCTCCTATGTTTAGACTCTTTGATGATGATGAAAGTAAGTCTCGCGGAGTATGCACTTTTTGCTTTAACGAGTCAGATATTGTACGTAGTGAAATTTTGAAATTTTTAATCTCAAGATTACAAAAAGCAGAAAAAAATGTGTAAATAAAATTAGACAAGACCTGCCAAAGCGCACAGCTAAATGTAATTGCAAAAATAAGGGTGGTTGTATCTTGTCTACTTTTTGTCCCTAGAAGCTTAAGCCATGACTCAAAAAACCAAAGAAACAATTGCAGAGACAGCATCCGTATTAAAATGGATTGCTCCAATTGTTTTTGGCGTTTTAATTTTGTGGTTAAATAGTAGATACTCTACAGTTGAAGCGCATGATGTTTTAGAAAACAAAGTACACTTAATAAGCGCTTCAAGTAAAGAAAACGAAGCTGATTTAAATAAAAAAATTGAAATTATTAATACTAAGCTTGAATATATATTAACGGACGTTAAAGAAATCAAAGCAAAAGTAAAATGAGTCAAATATTCTGTTCAAGCTGCGGGGTCAAACATCAATACACATATTCTCAACCAAAATTTTGTTCATCATGTGGGCAATCTTTTGGTTCTTCTTTCTTGCCACCAAAAAAGCAAGTAGCAAGTGCGGAGTATGATATTAATGAAGAGGATGAAGAAGACGATGGTGAAAACACCAACGTTCAACACGTTCCTAATATTCGAAATCTACAAGTAGACATTGAACGTGAAGATGGTGTCAATCAATTTACTCTTGGTTCATTATTTGGGCAAGGTAATGCGGGTGTTTCAAGGAGGAGTCGCCGTTCTAAAACGGTAGATGATTTTATTAGCGAGAAATCTACCAGTGGGGAATAAAAAACATAAATATGAAGACTTCTCCGATATCATTGATGCTACTATAAGAAAGTTTAGATCTAAGTGGCAATTAAATGCGATCAATTGGTTTGATTTCTCTGATGTAGAGCAAGTGGTTAAAATACACATCCACAAAAAGTGGGATATGTGGGATCAATCTCTTCCACTTGAACCATGGATAGCGAGAATAGCCTCCAATCAAATTAAAAACATAATTAGAAACAATTATACTAATTATGTCAAGCCTTGTATGCAATGCAAGTTCAATATGGGCGACAATCTTTGTTCTTGGACTAGAAGTGGTAGTCAAAATTTGACTTGCGGCATGTATGCTAAATGGTCAAAGCAAAAGAAAGCGGGGTATGGAATTAAATTACCTCTTGCTTTAGAAAATCATATAAAAGAAATAGATTCAAGACCAGACACGACTATTCATTTTGATTCAGCAATAGAAAGATTAAATGAGATACTTAAGATTCAACTAAGCTCAGAACATTATACTGTTTACATGATGTTATTTTTCGAAGAAAAATCTGAAGAAGAAGTTGCTAAATTCATGGGTTACAAAACAAATGAAAAAAACAGAAAAGCTGGATACAAGCAAATAAAAAATCTTAAAAAAATGCTAAGGGAAAAAGCGGAGGAAATAATCCGCGAAAATGATATTATAATAGACGAATGACACTAACAGATTTACAAAAACAATTAGTTATTGATACATATAAATCTACATCAGATTTAAATGAGATCACTCGTCGCGTTTTTGATAACAATAGTATCGACGGCAGAAGTAAGGAAGGGCGATTAATTCGTCAGTTCATGATTGAAAATAAATTAAAATTCAAAACTGCACGTCGAGTAAAGAAAGACGGTATTGAATTCACCGAAGAACAAATTGATTTTATCATTAAACAGGGTAATGATGGATTATCTTCTTTAAAGATTGCCGAAATCGTCTTTCCAAAGAAAGAGGTGAAGCCTCTTTCTCTTGAGCAACGAGCCGTTCTTGAAATTCTCAGAGAAGCTAACCCAGACTATACTCCATCCCAAGATGTTGATGCCTCTTTAAGCAGTTATGTAGCACCTAAGTCTACTGGGCGCATCGTAAAAAAGATCAACGATGCTACTGGATTGTCTTTGGAGGAAGAAAAATTAAATAGGCAACATAAGAATTGTGTGGATAGATTAGGTATAAATCTTAATAATTCCAGATTTGTTAAAATTGTTAATAATTACACATCTAAAGATGATCGTGAGTTATTTGAGCAGGAATTTATTCGTTTAACATGGGATAAGCCAGACCTTACTGCGGATGAACTTAATTTATATATGAACGTCTGTAAGGAAGTTATTAATTTAGAAGTAGTTAGTAAACACTTAAACAAACTTAATGATCTTTTTGATATAGCTAATGATCAAGAAGAAATGAGCATTAGACTTGCTGAAATTATTAAAGCAAAAAGTTCTGAATACCATCAGTGCGAAGGTAGAATTGAAAATTTAACAAAAAAACTACAAGGAGATCGCTCTGAGCGAATGAAGAGCAAGCATAAAGAAAATGCATCTATTCTTTCATTGGTTCAATTCTTTCAAGATGAAGAAGAGCGTAAAAATATGGTAAGAATGGCTGAAATGCAAAAAGAAGTCATTCAACAAGAAGCTCACAGACTTGAAGGTATGTCCGAATGGAAGGCCAGAGTATTAGGAATTTCTCAAGATGATGTCATTTAAGTGCAAAGAGTGCGGACAGGACTTCCCCGCCCTAAAAAGCCTTCATACGCATATCAAAAAACATGATATGTTACTAGGCGAGTATTATGTAAAAAATTATCAGCGCAAAAATAAATTAACTGGTGATTTAATGCAGTTTAAAAACTATGATGAGTATTTTGAAAAAGATTTCAGTAATCGTAGTCAATTGCTTAAATGGTGTGACTCAGCTCCATTCTCAGAAGTTTCTGATTATATCATAAAGATCTTAAAAGATCGTATAGAAAAAAAAGAATTAAAATACGCTCCAAGTTCCATAGAGTTATATACAAATCAACTGCCACCAATAGATGTTTATAAAAAATTCTATGGCAGTTATACTGATGCATGTAAAAAATGTTTAGTGGAGCCTATGTTTGGTGGTAAATTTCCCAAAGAGTTTCATGACGACTGCTCAAAAATTAAAATTTTTATAGACACAAGAGAACAAAAACCATTGCCTTTTAAGAATTTTGAAAAACTAAAATTAGATGTTGGAGATTATGCAGTAGCTGGAGAACATTATAGTTATACTTATGTTGATAGAAAATCATACGATGATTTTTGCAATACAATGAGCAGTGGCTATGAAAGATTTCGCAGAGAGTTAGAAAGATGCAGGAGTCTTGGTTCTTATTTATTTATTGTTATCGAAACAGACTTATATCAGATGGAAAAGAAAAATGTTTTCTCTCCACAAAAAGTTAATTTAAAATATGTCTTTCATAATATGAGAGTGCTTCAACATGATTTTAAAGATTGTTGTCAATTTGTATTTAGTGGCAATAGAAGCAATAGTACCCTGCTTATACCGAAGCTTTTAGTTTTAGGTAGAAAAGTATGGAATACAGATATCCAGTATTTTTTAGATTCTGGAGTTATGAATTATTTTGAAGGGAAAAAATCATGAGTTGGGAAACTGGCAATCAAAAATTACATAAAAAATTTAAAAACATTAATCAAGAAATACTTGATACAAGTGGTTTTATTGACGAGAAGAAAGCTAAAATTTTATTATATAAATTCTTAAAAGAAAACCCATCTTTTTCTTCAGAACTAATTACAGGTGTTTCATTGTTCCCATTCCAGCATATGGCAATTAAAGCAATGATGGAAACTGATTATTTTTTGGGGATATGGTGTCTAGAAGAAAATGAATATGTCTTATCGAAAAATGGATTTAAAAAAATTAAAGATATCCAAATTGGAGATTATGTCAGATCAAGAAATGAAATTAATCTTGTTTCAGATAAAAAAGAAAATCCAGAAGAACAGGGTTTAGATATAAACCTACAATCTGGCGATAGTTTTAAAGCAAAAATCGGTCATAAAGTTTTAGTTTATGATGGTGGCGAGTTCGTTTTTAAAGAAATTGAAAATTTAAAAATTGGAGATTCCATTCCAATTAAAATAGCTACTGAAGTATGGGGCGATAAAGATGTAACTGAAGGATCTAAAGTAAACCGCTCTTCATATTTATTTTATTTACTTGGCTATGTTTTAGGAGATGGATGGGTTAATCAAGATGGAATTCATTATTGTTCTGAACATTTTGAAGTACAAGAAACTTGTTTAAAGTTTTTGAGAGATAATGATTTAAAAAGTTACGCAAGACAAAGAACAAAAAATTTAAGTTTTTATGAATATTCGATATTTAATAGGGAGATTGTTTCTTGGTTGGAAAGTATAGGTTGGGATAAATCTTTAAAATCAAAAGATAAAGTTATTTGTGATTCTATTTTACAATGTTCTAGAAATGAATTATGCGCACTAATTGGAGGGTTGTTTGATGCTGATGGCTATGCTTCATATTTATCTACTAGCAGTAAAGTTGGTTTGAAAAATACTTCATTACAACTTCTTAGACAGATTAAAATGATTTTAAATAATCTTGGAATAGTATCTAATTTAAGAAAATCGGGTGAGAATAAAGGAGTCTCATATTATGATTTAGTTATATCAAATGATGTTAATTCTTTGAGAGAGTTTCAAAATTCAATAGACTTTCAAGTTTTTCACAAGAAAAGCAATTTGGAAAAAATTATTAATAGATCAAAAAATAAAAATTATCAAAACAACTTAATACCAAATTTTTGTGAAATTATTAAAAAAGACGGCTCAAAAGAAAAAGTAACTGGTAAAAGAGGATCTTGGGGTAAAAACTTTTCTCAAAATAACTTCGATTCACTTATAAATATTTCTGATGAAACTTGCCAAATTATTAATAATATTAAAAATGAAAATGTTGTATTTTCACCAATTAAATCAATAGATAATTGTCCTGTTAAATCTATAGATATTACTGTAGAAAATGAGGAGTGTTATGTTGGTAATGGTTTTGTTCATCATAATTCTCGTGGTATGAGTAAATCTTTCTCTACAGCTATCTTTGCAATCTTGGATGCTATTTTAAATCAAGGTGTCCACATTGGTATTATTAGTAAATCATTCAGACAGTCTAAAATGATTTTCCGTAAAATTGAAGAAATATCTCGCAGTCCTAAAGCGGGATTTTTATCTCAATGTATAAATAGAATATCAAAAACTAATGATGAATGGGTTATTGAAATCGGCAGAAGTAAGATAACGGCATTACCACTTGGTGATGGTGAAAAGCTTCGTGGTTTCCGTTTCCAAAGGATGATTATCGATGAGCTTCTTTTGATGCCAGAGAAAATTTTAAATGAAGTTATTCTGCCATTCCTTTCTGTTGTAGAAAATCCAACTGAAAGACAAAAATTATATGATTTGGAAAGTACATTAATTAAACAAGGTAAAATGTCTGAAGAAGATCGTTATCGTTGGCCAAATAATAAAATTATTGGTCTGTCTTCAGCAAGTTATAAATTTGAATATCTTTATAAATTATATCAACAATATGAGTCATTGATTTTAAATAACGCCGAAAAAGATAATGCTCATAGAGTAATTATGCATTTTAGTTATGATTGCGCACCAGATCAGCTTTATGACCAGAACTTAATTAATCAAGCAAAAGCTACAATGAGTCAATCTCAATTTGATCGTGAGTTTGGCGCTGTATTTACTGACGATAGCTCTGGATACTTCAAGGTAAGTAAGATGGCGCTTTGTACTATACCAGATGGAGAAGGGCAAGCTGTTGAGGTTATAGGAGATCCTACAGCGCAATATATATTAGCATTTGACCCTTCTTGGTCAGAGAGTGATGGTTCCGACGACTTCTCTATGCAACTAATTAAAATTAATCCAGAAAAAAGAAATGGTGTAGTTGTCCACAGCTATGCACTTTCTGGAACAAATTTAAAAAAGCATATAGAATATATTCATTACTTAATTGCTCATTTTAATATTGTTTCAATTGTTGGAGACTATAACGGAGGTGTTCAATTCATTAATTCATGCAATGAAAGTGAAATATTTAAAAAGGCTGGTATTAAATTAGATATGTTTGATGCGGATTTTGATAATCCACAAGAATACGATAAAGCTCTTAGAGACGCAAGAAATCAATACAATATATCCACAAGAAAAATAGTTCACTTGAGGAAACCAAGTTCAGCTTGGATTAGATATGCTAACGAGTCATTACAGGCCGCATTCGACCATAAAAGAATATGGTTCGCTGGCGCAGCAATGGATGAAGCTTATAATAAACAAAGGTTAGCTAATATCCCAATTCAAACATTAAAATTTTCTAGACATGATGATGAAAAAGAATCTGGCGCTAGACAAATTGATTTTATTGAACAATTAAAAGACAATGTTGAACTTATTAAAGTACAATGCGCACTTATTCAAGTGAACACGTCAGCTCAAGGAACTCAGAGTTTCGATCTCCCATTAAATTTGAAAAAACAAAGAGGGGCAGATAAAGCTCGAAAAGACTCGTATTCCACATTAGTTTTAGGAAACTGGATGATGCAAACATATTTTGACATGATTAATCTTCAAGAGCAAAATGTCCAAGCCACATTCACACCAATGTTTATTAATTGACTTTTAAAGTTAACTTTTTAACATTTCTGTGTAAAATAGTAAAAGTATGAGCGGCTCAAAAAGACATTATAATAAAAAGTCAGATTATTGGACAAAATTTAATAAAGTACAAGATCCAATAAGTCAACAACAAATAGAAGGTTATGAGCCGCAATTATGTGGAGAGCCATTTTATGTATCTAATGCCACATCAAGCACTAAAGAATTAATTTTCAGCAAAGCTTCATATTCTCGCAGGAATGGAGAAAGTCCTACTGGGTCTAGGAAAAATGTAGCCGCGATGACTTCAACCACAGATAGGTTTGGAAGCATTAGAAATGGGTTGCTTCCATATAACTACGCCATGGATGGTGTTAACGTTCGTGAAGCTATTGAGCTTTGCCAAAAAGCCTATGCTAATGTTTCAGTATTCAGGAATGCTATAGACATTATGTCTGAATTTGCCAATACAGAAATTTATCTTGAAGGTGGTACTCAAAAAAGTAGAGATTTTTTTACAGAATGGTTTAAAAAGATTAAATTATGGAATCTTAGAGATCAATATTTTAGAGAATATTATAGAAGTGGTAATGTATTTTTATATAGAGTAGATGGCAAGTTTAAAGCAGATGATTTTGCTAAATTAGTTAGCCAAATAGGAGTTTTGGGAGATAATAAAATACCTCTTAAGTATATTGTTCTTAATCCATTTGATATTGTGGCAAAAAGAAGTTCTACTTTTGCTACAGGAGCATATGAGAAAATTTTATCTGAATATGAGTTAGCAAGACTTCAAAATCCAATCACAGAAGAGGATAAAGAAATTTTAGATGCGATGCCATCTGCCGTCAAAAAAGATATTAAAAAGGGTGCGTACTATACAGATGGATTAAAAATAGAGCTTGATCCTAAAAAGTTAACTTACTCATTTTATAAAAAACAAGACTACGAACCATTTGCTGTTCCTTTTGGATATCCAGTTCTTGAGGATATCAATGCTAAAATGGAATTGAAGAAAATGGATCAAGCCATTACCCGTACAGTAGAAAATGTTATTTTATTGATAACAATGGGAGCTGAACCAGAAAAAGGCGGTATTAATGCTCAAAATTTATCTGCCATGCAAAGTTTGTTTAAAAACGAAAGTGTTGGTAGAGTTTTAGTTTCTGATTATACAACAAAAGCAGAATTTGTTATTCCAGATTTAGGAAAGGTTTTAGGGTCTGAAAAATATCAAGTTTTAAATGAAGATATTAAACAAGGTCTTCAAAATATAGTTATTGGTGAAGAGAAATATAGCGCAACAGAGGTTAAAGCTCAAATATTTGTTGACAGATTAAAAGAATCAAGAAACGCATTTTTAAATGATTTTCTTCAAGTTGAGATTAATAGAATTGCTAAGGAATTAGGATTTAGATCTTTCCCTACTGCAAAATTCCGTGATGTTGATATGAGAGACCAAACTCAACTCATGCGCATAACAACAAGACTTATGGAACTTGGAGTTCTTACTCCACAGCAAGGTATGGATATGTTCCACACAGGTCAATTTCCACAAGCAAAAGAAATATCCCCAGCGCAAAATACTTTCAATGAAGAAAGAAAAGAAGGTTATTATAATCCACTGGTTGGAGGAGTTCCTTTGATTGCGCCAGGTGGAGATGGACAAGAACAAGTTCAAAAAAATACCACTAATAAAGTTGCTGGTAGACCAGAAGGAACTACAGGAATTCCACTTGTTAAAGGAAACTATTCAGTTAAAGGAATTCAATCTGTTGTTAAGAAAATAGAAAAAACTCGCGCTTCAATATCGGGTAATTTAAAGAAAAAACTTAATATTAAAAAGTTTAATGAACAACAAGAGGCTATGCTTAATAAATTATGTGAAGCTGTAGTTGTTTCCAATGAAATAGAAACTTGGGAATCGGTAGCGAATTCTTGTGTAAATAATTTTGATAATATAGCTTCGTTAAATACTATGCCAGATATTTTATCTATATTGGCAGAGCATCAATTAGAAGATGATTATTCAGCAGCAATTTTATATCACTCTAAAAAAATAAATGAAAATTAATCCAGAAGACATTAAAGTGCCACTTGAAAAAACAGTGGAAGTTAAAAACGGAGAAATGCAAATCTCTCTTTCAAAAATGGCAGATAAAAAAGCTGTTATGTATAAATCATTTATGAGTGCTTGCGCTTCGGATGATAAGGCTCTTGTTGATACAACCGATATGGACGATGAATCAACAATGAAAGCTTGTATGGTTCAATTTGATAAAATGCAAGCTATGCTCATGGAAGAAAGTGATTCTGGAGAATTAACACCAGAGCAAAAGAAACTTCCACCAGCGCTTCAGAAAAAAATCCTTGAAAAAATGGATAAATCTTCAGATCCAGCTTCTCATGAAAATGAAGAAACTGAAGAAGAGGAGGAAATGGAAGAAGGAGAAGATTAATTTTTAAATATGAAATATAAGTACACCACAAAATTTGAAGCCCCAATATATTCTTGCGTAATTGGTGATGAAACATTTATTTCTAAAGCGTCTTTAGAGAATTTAAAACCATTAATTCCACAAGATATAGATTTTTCAGAAAACATTGATTTGCTTGGAGTTGCTTTTAATGCAGCCGTAGTAAATAAATTTAATAAAAATGATGACGGCATGGATTCTGAAACAGCCGCTAGAGTTGTTAAAAACTTTATCCATAAACCAACAAATATTGAACACGAAAAAAGTAAAATCGTGGGTCATATTGTATCTGCTGGTTTCAGTGAATATGGAAATGATAATAAAATGCTTTCAGTAGAAGAAATTAAAGATCGTGTAGATCCATTTAATATTTCACTTGGTGCAGTTGTTTATAAGTACGCTAATAAAGATTTTGCAAAATTAATAGAAAGATCTGTTGATTCTGGCGACTCATTATATCAACACATATCTACAAGTTGGGAAGTTGGATTTAGTGATTATGTTATCGCTGTTGGTGGTAATGATCTTAAAGACACTGAGATTATAAAAAATCCAAAACACTTTGAAGAAATGAGAGCTAAACTTAGAGCTTATGGTGGCTCTGGAAAATTAGACGATGGTTCAAAAGTGTATAGATTATTAAGAGGAGATATTTATCCTCTTGGTATTGGATTTACAACTACTCCAGCTGCAGATGTTAAAGGTCTTTATTCTTCTCAAGATGAATCTTCAAATGTAGAAATAAAAGATAAAAGAGATAAAAAAACATATTTTCAGATTAAAAAACCAGAATTAACTGAAAAAGTTGAGTCAAAAATTTCACAATATAAAAATATTAATGTAAAAAACAAAAAAGAAATCATTATGGATATTGAACAAGTACTTTCCGAATTGAAGGATCTTCTCGTTGAAAAGAAATTTTCTGAAGAAGCTGTTGCTAATATGACCAGCACATTTGCTGACGCTATTAAGCAAAAAGATACAGAATACCGCGAATCTCTTACTAAGGCTGATGAAGAAAAAGAAGCTTTAGCAAAAGAAAGAGAAGAACTCAAGGCTTCCATGGAAGAAATTCGTAAGCAACTTGCTGACGCAAGTGAAAAGCTTACTGAGTTTGAAGCTTCCAAAAAAGCTGATGAAGCACTTGCTCGTTTCAACGCTCGCATGGAATCTGTTGACCAATCATACGATCTTGATGATGAAGATCGTCAACTTTTAGCTCAAGAGCTAAAAGAGCTTAGTGAAACAGAAGAAGCATTTGCTTCATTCCAAAACAAACTTTCCATCATGTGGAAACACAAGAATAAAGAAGCTAAAGCAGCTATCGAAAAATCAATCCAAGATAAGATTGATGAAGAAGTTGCTAAGAAGCTTGCTAAAATGCAAGAATCAAAAGCTTCTGTAGAACCTGAATCAGAAGAAGAAGTAATCAAAGAGGCTATCGAAAACTCAGAAGTTTCAGAAGCTGGTATTTCCAGTTCAAATGAAGAGTCTTCGCGCCAACCTGCTTCTTTGCGCGATAAGTTTGCAGCAGCTTTCAATCGTGAAAATATCATCATTTCCTAATAAAAAAAACAATCTAACAAAGAAAAAAATATATGGCACTTAGAACATTACCATTCAGACAATATGACGAAAACGATGTCATCAACATGTTCGCTCTTGGCGATACCTATGTTAATGAGAACGTAACTGGTTCAAGTTTTGGAGATGCTGGCGTTTTCGTTACCGTTGACGCTGGAAATCTTAATCTTGACGCAATTACCTATGATAGCACATACGATTCCTATCTCGGTAAAACCAATTATCCATTCGTTGGAGTCAATCAATATCCAAAGGTCAGCCTTACAGTTAAGCCAGCCGCTTCAGGCAGTGCTTGCTTTGGTATGACACTTCGTCAAACCGCAAAATTCGATGAAAACGGCGAAAAACTCCTCTATTACCCACAAAAGGCTGAAGAGCTTATGTGCGTACTTCCAGGTCAGTCCGTTCCAGTTGCTACTCGCGGAGTATTTACCTTAACAAGTTCAGCTTATGATGGCGCACTTGCAGTTGGCAGCGGTGTAAGACTTTCTATAACAAGTGGTAAGCTTACAGGCTGTGCAGTCACTGATGCTTCAAGAGTTGGTCTCGTTATTGCTACTGGCTCACGTGTTGCAGCTACAGCAATCGATCAATTCGCAGGTGCTGCTGGATCAACAGGAAGCTATGCAATCGTTGGTCTTGGATTATAATTTAACCCCTTAATAACAGAAAAAAATATGAAAATTACTTTAAAAAGAACTCCAGAACAAGTTGAGTTAATTAAGGCTATGGCTTCAAAGAACCGTGCGGTTGCAGTTGAAGCACAAGTTGCACTTGCTGAATTCATCGGACCAGTATTGGCTGAAGTTATCAACAACGCCCCAACCCTTAGTAACTTATTCACAAGTCTTCAGTTTAATGCTGATGACAATCCAAGTATTCCACTTGATCTCTATTATGATATCACAGCTGAAGATTATATCACCGTTTACAGCCAAAGCGTAGCTGGCGGTCTTCCACAGAACCAAGTTCTTCCAACTGTTTCTGAAATGAAGATTGCTACATATACCCTTGACTCAGCACTCAGCTTTGACAAGCGTTATGCTGCTAAGAGTCGCATGGATGTAGTTAGCAAGACCTTTACTCGTATGGCTCAAGAAATCCTTCTTAAGCAAGAGAAGACTTCTGCTAACCTTATCCTTAGCGCACTTGCCGCTGCTCAAACAAATGGTAAGCAACACGTACAACGTGCTAATACAAATGGCCGTTTCCTTCTTGCAGACCTTAATGAACTCTTCACTCTTTCCAAGAGAATTAATACATCATTCCTTAAGGGAACTCCTGAAGCGCGTGGTGGCCGTGGTATCACTGATATCATTGTTTCTCCAGAAGTTGTTCAAGAGCTTCGTGCAATGGCTTATAACCCAATCAACACTGTTGGAACAAAGACTGATATCCCAGCTACTGACGAAATGAGAACAGCTGTCTATAACAACGCAGGTATCCCTGAGTTTTATGGAGTTGCTATCATGGAAATCAATGAGCTTGGCCGTGGTCAACGCTTCAACACAATCTTTGATAACGTTTCTTCACAAAGCTATACAACCGCCGCTGGTGGCAGCTCCGCTGCATTCAATGGCGCTAATGAAGAAATCATCATTGGTCTTGATCGTGGACGCGAGTCACTTATCCGTGCAGTTGCCGTTGATTCTGAGAATGGTTCTGAATTCAGCCTCACAGCTGATGATCAGTACAGCATCCGTCAGAACAAGATCGGTTACTTTGGTTCACTTGAAGAAGGACGTATGGTTCTTGACAATCGCGCCCTCGTTGGCAAGATTGTTTCTGGCCTCGCCTAATTCGATCTATAAATTTAAGAGTCACCCCGAAAGGGGTGGCTCTTTTTTTTGTTTAAATTTCAGTTATTATAAGTATAATGTAATATGGCTAGAAAAAAGAAAATTGAAATTACTAATGGTTTAGAGCAAGTTAATAATGTTGCTATTGGTTCAACACAAAAGAAAACCTTAGTGCAGGAAATTGATGAAATGAGAGCTTCTGGTCAAGTAGGAACTCCAGAATTTGTTACTAAAATGAGAGAACTTGAAGTTTTACTTGGCGTATCTGAAATCAGTCCATTTGGAACAAATGAATTAGAGGTTTTTGAAGAGAATTTAAAGCAAATGTCTCTATCTGAGATGCAAAAAGTTGCCCAGAAAGTTGGTCTTAATCCATTTCATGACCAAGTAACATTAAAGAATATTCTTATAAAAGAATTTAAAGCATCAACACGTAATAGCCGTAGAAATATTATGCCCACTATGATGGAAAGCTTTAAAATTGATCCAAATAATCCAAAACACAAAGAATTACTTAAAATACTTAATGATATTTAAGTGTAATATATAGTATGAGTGTAATTGCGGATTTATCTTTAAAAATATTTCAGACAGAATTTGATAGTGATACTGGCATCATGCCACGCTCTCATATTTCAGGATGGTTAGATGCTAACCTTGGACAGTTAAATACTTTATTAAATACTTCTTATAGTGGTTCAAATGCTGAACTTGATCTAGAGTCGCAAGCTATCTATAAGGAGTTATATTTGGCTAGTTACTACAGAAAGCAGTCTAGAAATGCATTAAGAGGGTTAGTCGAGTCTAATGGCGGTGGAGGTGATATATTAAGCCTTAGAGATGGCAATAGCGCCGTGACATTCACTAATAAGAATGAAGTGGCGAAGGTCTACAAGAGTATGGCTGACGATTCAGAGTTGCGTTTAAACCAACTTGTGGCTAAATATAATATATATCAAGCGCAACCACTACAATTAGGTGGTATTGAAACTAACTTAGATATTTATTATTGATTTTTAAAAAAAAAAAAAAATAAATAAAAAAACGGGATACTATTTCTAGTACCCCGTTTTTTTATTAACATCTATTATTTAGAATGCAGCAGTAGTATTTGAACCACTTACAAGAACACCATTTGTTGTATCATTTGGACCGCCAATTGATGTTTTGAACTGTAAATCAACTGTCTTATTCGAACCAATACTTGAGGAGAATGATTCACTAACAAGTGAGCAACCTTTAAGTTGATATACCATACGATTACTTCCTGTAGGGTTTCTTAATGTTATTGTAATGTCTTTTTCAGTTTCATCTGCAAGGATAACTGATAAAGATCTATCTGTCACATCGTTAACAATTGCGCTAACTGATAATGTAGCCTCAATTGGGAAATCTGTACTTCTAGCATATGCATTCTTACTTCCAAGTCTTTGTAATGAAGTTCTTGACATTGGAATGGACAATGAAGCATTTTGAATATGTATTCCAGCGTTACCAGTTGTAAGATTTGAAAGAGTTGTTCCACTAAAGGTTGAAATATCAACACTAATATCACCAGGTCTAATTGCCGAAATGGAAGCAGTACCACTACTTGCAGCAGGTAATGAGATAGCAGTAGTAAGTCTATCACCGTTAACTGGATTAATAGCTGCGCCACTAATTGTTGAAGCATCTGCATCTGTTATAATATTTAATGCTTCATAAGAAAGACTCACTGTTGGTACTGAACCAACAGCCATTTCAAGAGAATAATCAGTTAAATAAGCGTTACCGATACCGATTACTGAATTATTAGCACTTGCGACAGTAGTTCCATTTGCATCAGTACCTTCTGATGTAGTTAAAATATAAAAATTTCTACCAGATCCGTCAGCTAAGTGACCAGAAATAAAGCCTCCTTGCCCAGCACTTCCTGTTTGAACATAAAATCCGAGCGCCCTTTCATTAAACCCTTCAGTTAAATAGTAAGAACAGTCGAAATTAACTGTTGGCGGTTCAAGTTGAAGGGTGTCTATCTTTCCTAATTGGCCGTATTGATTGATGTCAGTCCTATTAAAGGAAAAACTATAGTTTGCACTCTGAACTCTTTCAAGTTGCTTATGATCGCTTGATGAAGTAGAACTTGCATCTTTACTTACATAAAGAGCTTCCGATTGATAAATTACTCTGTTTCTAGGCATAATGGTTAGTTTATTAGTTTTACATTTTAAAAATTAAAATGAGAAATTATTTTTAAGATCTAGGGTGTCTCTGTTGATGTATTTCAAAATCAATAAATCCAATATATAAGTCATTAGCTAAACTTTTACGAGCCTTATCTGTAAGTTTAGATGTAATAACCTCTTCTATAAAGAAAAGTGGATTATTTTGATTTTCTATTTTTAATGTCTCATATGAATACGACCCATTTTTGAGATCTCCATATTCATTTAATGGATGTCCAGTAAATGGAATGTTTGAAATTACTTCATTTTGAGAATCTGCGAATATTGATAATGCCCCATCTAATTGGTACGCATTTTCAGCCATAACAACAGCTTTCATGGATATTTTAGTAGTATCTTCACCACCAAAAGCAAATGGCTCATTATTCATAGATTCACTAGATAAGAATATAGCTGGAACTACTTGGTCATAAGGTTGAACATAATTTTGAGCAGAACTAAAGATTCTTGGATTTGAGTTATATTTTTTGTCAACCAAAAGATCTTCTTCGCCTTCATTGGTAAAGTATATGTTAAAATCTTTTACTGCAAAAGCGCCAGTTATATTGGCGGTATCAGCTACTCCACTAACTAAAGTTCTGCCATTTTCAAAATCAAATATTAAATTATTACTGCGAGAAGTGAATGTATTATTAATCCAAACTCCACTTGGAACATCTGCCCCAGCAATAGAACTATCAGTTACCCATTGTTTATATGGACTGCCAAAAGCTTTATACCTACTATCAAGACGATCATCAGAGTAGTTATAAAATTTGCCAGTTTTATTTGAATAAGCTTGCCCCTTCTTTAGTAAGTAATTATCAAACCAAAGAAAAAATGAAGTAGTTGCCCTATGTTGGAATTGTTCAATCATTTAAAAGTAGAAATTGTTTTTTATATTTTGCCAGCAATGAAGATATATAAGCGGTATTTTTAAATCTAACGCTATTGATACTTACACTTGTTTGGATAGCTTCGCCAGATCTACTTTGAGAAGTTTTTTTAAATAAATAGTATCCTAAGCCAGAAATTCCAGACTCCACCCCTCTTGCCCAACTTCTTCCAGATGCCCAAGGCATTGGTGTAATAGAAAATATGTCTTTTGGTTCGGGAAAATTAATAGAAAATTGATTTCCAGATTGTATATCTGCCACAAATCTTACTTCAATAGATTCTAATATATTTAATATATCTTGAATTGGATCGTCTCCTTCATAAAAACCAATAAATGAAAATAAGTTACCTTTCCCATTTAAAGTACCACTAATATTTGATGCATTTGGTCCAGCTTTAATTTCTTGTGTGACTGGGTGATTTAAAAATTCTTGAATTAATTCGTTTTTAATTTTATTGAATCTATCTTGAACTATATCATTAAAATCTTTTCTCAATAATTTTGGAGATTGAGAATCAATTATTTTTTGAACATCTGCTGGAAGTCGCCTAGCCATTATTCATCAATTGGTGTTAAAAAGAATTCGTAATATTGATTTGAAAACAATCCCATTGGATTACCATCGCTTCTAATTGAAAAAGTTATGCCATCAAATTCTACCTTTCTAGCTTCTTTAATATAGTGATAACCTTCTGGATCTACAACGATTTTGACAGAACCTTGTGGCATTATAATTTTATTTTGAGAACCTTTATTAGAGGAACTATCAGCAAAATATTCTTCTTCTAATTTTAAATAATAAATTCTTGCCATAAATGTAGAGGATACTGTTTCATAGTCTATACTTGTGGCGGCTCCAGCATTTCCATAAATTGAGTTGTATTGAGGAGAACTGGATATAGCTATTTTTTTAGCATTCTTATATACTGTTATTTCTCTAGAGAATGTATCATGTAAATCAGCAAGGGCTGAGATCACTTTGTTTTGTCTAGATAAATTAATTAAACTTGGCATATTGAAATTTACACTTTTTTATTTATTATTTATTAAGGTATAAGGATGAATGCTAAAAATTCTTTAGAAAAAAAGTCAAAACAGTCAATTACAGCCATTTTTAAACAAATGTTAATGATGGTTGAGGACATGAAACAGGATCACGATTATCATTATAAAAAATTATATGATAATATTCCAGAAGAATATCATGCCGTAATTTCAACTGCAAATCATTTTGATGAATCAAAATTAGCTTATATTCGTAAAAGAATATTAGATCAGGGAAATGAATGTTTGAGAACTTTTTCTGATGAAATGAATAATTATACTGTAAGTTTTGTTTTTAAATAATATAATAGAAAAATAATATGGAATTCAAGGAATTATATAGTTTCACAGTCGATAAGGAAGTAGAGAAAACAATTGAATCTACTAAAAAGGATAAAAAAACAGGTGAAGAAATCATTACCAAGAAAAAGGTAAAAGAAAAAACACCCGTTTCAATTCGTTTAAAAAGACCATCTCGCAGAGAATTAGAAGAAGCTGAATTAGAATTCAGTGTCGAAATGAGCCGCTGTGTCAAGAAGGGAATTTTAACAAAAGCCATGCTTGCTAAGAAATATAGTGATACTGGCGGTTTGATGAGTGAAGATGATGCTGGTTCATTGGTCGATTCTTATAAAAAGATTTTTGATCTTCAAAATGAATATTCTCGCCTTGAGATTATTCAAGAAAAATCTGATAAACAAAAAGAAAGAGTAGAAGAAATCACTAAGGAGCTTGCTTCAACCCGCCGTCAAATTGTTGAATTTGAATCTAACTATCAATCACTTTTTGATCACACCGCTGATGTAAAGGCTCAAAATCGTCTTATTTTGTGGTATGTAATTATGCTCACTTATATTCAAGAAGAAGAAGATGAGAATCCAAAACCATTTTTCGGAGCTGGAGATTTTGATGAAAGAATTGAAGAATATTATAAAAGAGAAGAATCTGATGATAGCCTTTACTTTTTAATCACTAAAAAAGCTGCAACTATTTTAGCTTTCTGGTTCTTCAACCAAGCTTCCGACAAGGAATCATTTGATGGCTTGATGGAAAGAATTGAGAAGAATGAAGTGTGAGTGAAGAAGAATATATAGCCATTGTTGGTGAAATATTTGATGGGTATACTGAGTTTTACTTTAAAGGTGAACCAGTATACCTAAAACACTTTTCTATTAGAGATCAAAGATATATTCATAAATATTATAATAGATATAAAAATCTTGCAATAAATAAGGGCATTTCTACTGAAGAACAAGCTTTAAATAATTTAAAAAAAGATGGTCTTTGGTCTAATGATGATGATGATAAAATATCGTTTTGTGAGCTTGAGCTTGATAGTTTAAGAGATAATTTATTAAACGCATATTTACCATCGCAAAAAAAATCTCTTCAAGAAACATTAGATGAAAAACAAAAAGAGTTAAATATTTTAAAAATTAAAAGGAAAGAAGTTATTGGCACAACTGCTGAAGATTTTGCAAGCTCTAGATCTAATGAAGAATTTATTAGATATATTCTATTTAAGGATCAAGATTTAAAAAAACATTTATTCACTGAGGAGGAGTTTGGTGAATTAGATGATAAAGATATTGCATATTTAGTAAAACAAAATTCAAATTGTTCTAGTAGATTAAGTGAGGAGTTTATCCAAGAAAGTGTTTTAAGAGATTTCTTTAATATGTATCTATCTCAAACAGAAGATGTTTCATCATTTTATGGCAAACCAATTATTCATCTTTCTGTTTATCAATTAAAATTGGCTTTATATGCTAGGGTCTTTTATAACATATTCCAATACAATGATGATATTCCAAATGGAATTAAAAAAGATCCATCTGCTTTATTAAGATTTGCAGAAAGTAAACGCAATGGACAAGGTAACAAAACATTATCAAAAATAAGAAATCAAGATTCTGGTGCAACGGCTGTTTTTGGCGCAACAAAGGAAGATCTTAGTTATGTAGATTCGCAAGCTAAACAAATTAACTTAAACGATGAAGTTAAGAAAAAAGGTGGCAGATTGAATATGGATGATATGATTAAATTAATGGGAGAATAGTATTTTTTATGTGTAAATATTCCTAAAGGAATAAGGAATGCCACTACAGATACCAGTAACCCAAACAGGATTAGAAGCGAGTATTCAACAGGCCATGAGAAATGCTGGGCGTAATACTCAGATTAATCTTGGAACGAATAGTCGCCAAATTAATGCTTTAGCGCAGCCACTTGGTAGAATTACTGGTCAAGCCGACGAGTTTACAAAATCAATGGAAGCTGCAAATGCTCGTGTGTTTGCTTTCGGCGCTTCGGTTGGTATTATTAATGGCGTAAGTAAAGCTTTTGGCGCTTTAGTCAGAAATACAATTGAGGTTGAGAAATCTCTTGTAGAAATTAATACAGTTTTAAATAGAAGCGGAGATGCGTTACAAGACTTTGGTAATAAACTTTTTGATGTAGCTAAAACTACTGGTCAAACTTTTGATACTGTTGCTAAAGGTGCGTTAGAACTTGCTAGACAAGGTTTAAACACAGAAGACACTTTAAAAAGAATTAATGACGCACTTATTCTTTCAAGACTTTCTGGTTTAGATGCTCAACAATCTGTTGAAGGTTTAACGGCGGCATTCAACTCGTTTAAAGAAACAGGAATTACCACATCTCAAATTTTAAATAAGCTAGTTGTTGTTTCTCAACAATATTCAGTTTCAGAAAGAGACTTAATTGAAGGTCTTAAAAGATCTGCATCTGTCGCTGATCAGGCTGGTGTTTCATTTGATGAGTTAGTTGGTATTATTACAACAGTTCAAGAAAGAACTGCTCGCGGTGGTGCTGTTATTGGTAACGCATTTAAAACAATTTTCGCTCGTATACAAGATACTGGAGCTTTACAAGACTTATCAAATTTAGGTATTAAAGTTGATGATTTAGAAGGTAAGATTTTACCCGCTACAAAAATTTTACAAAATTTAGGTGCGGAGTTTAATAATTTAAGCCAATTAGAACAAGCAGATATCGCTAAAAAACTTGGTGGCGTTTATCAATTATCAAATTTATTAGCCGCTGTTAAAGATTTATCAAGTGAACAATCTAAATATAATGATATAGTTAAATTATCAGCTGGCGCAACAAATGAGGCATATCAAAAAAATGCAGCATTAAATGAAACACTAGCTTCTTTAATTAATAAAGTCAATTTAAGCGCACAACAACTTGGGGCAACTCTTGGGGCTATTGGTATTACAGATAGTTTAAAAGGTTTATTAAGTTTCTTTAATAATGTTTTAGAGGATATACAAAAAATTCTTGGAGAGGAAAGCGCGTTAGGTACTTTTGTTCAAGGGTTAGCAAAAGGAATTGGAAGTGTTCTAGCTGGTCCTGGTTTAGCATTATTTGGAGCAATTATTGCAAAACTTTCCAAAGATTTAATTGGTTTTGGTGTTGAGAGTTTAAAAAGTTTCTTTAAAATTGGTCAATCTGCAAAAGAAATTGCAAGTGTTGAAAAAGCAATTGCTGCTGCTTTAGGTAGTAATTTAACTTTACAAAGACAACTTTTCGCTTTAGAAGGAAATCGCGCCGCCCAACTCAAGTTAATGACTGACGCTATTGTCCAGCAAGAAGCTGTAATGCGTAGAATGTCTGCTACAGCTGGATCATTAGCTGGATCGTTATATCAACAAGGAGTCAGATCAACTGGTGGTCAAGGATTGAGGGTTCCTCAGGCGGCTGGTGGTTATATGCCAGCAGTTTCTCAAGAATCTCGTGATATTAACCGTGGCGTTGGTGGAGCAAAAGCTGGAGATAAACCAGTAGTAATTCCAAATTTTGCATTTGGTGGTGGCAAAAAAGGAACGATGGTCGCTCATACTGGTGAATATATTATTCCTAATTTTGCAGGAGGTGGTTCAGCTATCTTTAATAGAGATATGGTTAGATCAATGGGTCTTCCAGCTGGTGCTAAAAAGATTGGTGCTGCTGGAGGATTTATTCCTAATTTTGCAAAATTAAAAGAATTGCCGCAACAAGGGTATAGAGATTTTAACTGGGGCAGTTTTGAAGAAGCGTCAAAAGCGGCGAAAGATGGATTTGTTACTTACAATAATGCACAATATAGAATTAGTAAATCTCAATTTGATCGTGCTTTAGTAGTTACTGACAAACAAAAAAAAGTTATTGATGTTGCTTCTATATTAGGCGATGATTTACCAACTATTTTAACACCAAATCAAAGCGGTTTAAGTGCAATATATACTAAAAAGAATATATTTGGCAGCGGAAAAAATGCTGAATTTAAATTTGAATCATTTGGATTACAAGCTAATGGAAAACAGTCGATTAGAAATGATTTTGAAAGAAAATTTAATGAAGATACAATTAAAAATCTCGCCAATAAAACAGCCTTATCTTATGCAAGAAAAATAGTTTCTTCTTTAGATAGTAAAAATCCTATAGAGCCAGAAACATTAGAAGAGGTTGATAAAGTTAAAGGTTTTATTGGTTCTGTGATGGGTGCTTTTGGTGGTATTTTTGACGCAGCTGTTACTACTGGCATAAGAGCCGCATCAATAGATAATGATAAAAATATTGAAAATATTGGTGGGGATTTTGATGTTAACGCTAGGGGGGATGCGCGAGATAATATTATTAAATTATTTGGTCCAAATTCGATTCCAAATAATGGATTAGCAGATTTTAAAATTAATAAAGGTAAATATGCTGTTAAAAGCATGTCTGAGAAAATTTTAAATTCTCCACTTTTTGCTAATAAATTATCAAAAAGTATAGGTGTGGCTGAAGCGATTAATAAAGCTACTATAAAAGCAAGTAGAGGTTATATTCCTAACTTTGCAAAATACATTTATGATTCCGATAGGATTGCTCCAGACAAAGGGGCTACCTTAAAAGCAGTTCTTGCTTCTCAAATTAAAAAGAATCTTATTATTGGTCCAGCAGGATCGGGCAAATCGACATTAGCTGGAAAAATGGGTAAATTTCTTTCTGGTGTCGGAGATGTAGCTAATGCATCGGAAATTGATATTCTTTCTGGAGCTGCTCGCGCAAAAGGAGGCGGCATATCTAAAAATTTAGAAGCTATAATTTCAGCAGTAAATAATTCTGGCGGTAAAGTATCTTATCTTTATGCAAAAAATCTTGATATCTTATCTAGAAGAGCTGGAAGAACGGTCGCAGAAGAAGGGGATTTAAGAAGTAAAAAACAATTAAAAGGAACAACTTATGCACCATTAAATCAGTTTGATTTTATGGGTTATGTTAAATCAAAATCTCGTAATTTTAATTTGGTTAATGGCGCTAAAGGCTTTATTCCTAACTTTGCAGATCCACTTAAAGAAGCGATAGACCGCGAAATGTCCGCTGGTGTTCCAGCTTCGCAAATTTATGTAGATCAAAATTCATCATTAAAGAACTCCATGAATCCAATGGGATTAATGGTTGCTAATCGCCGTGATGAACCAGCTGGTGGTATGCAGGGAATTAGTCGTGCCAGAAAAGAAGGCGCTAATCCAATGTTGTATGGTGCAGCTGGAGGTTTTGTTCCTAATTTTCAAAGAAGAGTTGGCACGGGAGCTATACCACCACAATCATTAGGTGGACAAGGGTCAAGTTCAAATAATTTAGAGGGACCAAAAAGAGATTTATTAGGTGTTATTTTTGCAATTCAAACTGGGTTGACTTTTTTAAATGGGGCCACTTCTGATGCAACAAGTGGATTGGGCAAATTTACTAATGCAATTGGTTCTATTGCATCATCTGCTTCAACAGCTTTATTGGTTGGTCAAGGTCTATCTGGATTAGCTAAAGAAGGGAGTAGAGCTGCTGGTATATTAGGAAGGCTTGGGGTCGCTGGGGCTGTTTTAGCTGGTGGTTTTGAATTATATAAACAACTTTTTATTCAACCAACTAAAGAAGGAGGACAGGCCATTGCTAAATTTTCTGATGCTGTTAATCAAGCTGGTGTTAGTATTGATAATTTATCAAAAAGCGCTCAACAACAATCACTTCAGGGTGCTGAAGGCTATCTTAAAAGAATGGGTTTTGGTGCAAGTACTGGTGATGATATTGTAGGTAGGGTATATAAAGATCCAGAAACACAAAAAATGTTTGCAAATGCTTTTCGTATTTCTGGCATAAGTGAAAAAGACTTAACTGAAAAATTAGTAGCAGGTGGAGCTTTGCAAAAAAGAGAATTAACTGGAGAAAATGGAAAATCAATACCAGTTTTTGGACAAGGGGAGAAAATGGGTACTGCTTATGAATATTATGGCGAAGACTTAGATAAAACAAGAAAAGTTCTTTCTGAGATAACTGCAATGCCAGAAAAAATGGTAGATGGTAAGATAAATCCAGAATATGAAAAAAGAATAAAAAGAATCCTTGAATTAAAAGGAGAACAAGCTCAAATTGAAAAAGATATAAATGAACCAACAGAAAATGCTATTAGATTAAATACGGCAAATATTTCATTGCTTAAACAACAATTAGAAAATAGAATAGCTTATAAAAACGCTTTATTTGAAGCTTCAGGTGCTGAAGAATATTCTTTAGAACTTCAGAAAGAAATGTTGTCAGTTGGAGAAAAAGAAAGAACTGCTGCTGGTTATAAATTACAAGCCTTACAAGATGCTAAAAAACTAACACTAGAACAAGAAAAAGCAACAATAGATGTTTTAAAAAATTCTGAACTTATTAATAAAAAGTTAGAAGGTGCTGGTCTTGGAGGTGCAATTGATGAAACAAAATTTAAAGAAATTGCTGGTATTTCCGAAGAAATTAGCGATTTAATTAAACAACAAGGTGGATATACTCAAGAAGTTGAAAATAAAGCGCAAAGTTTACTCGCACCTATAGTAAAAAATAAAGAACAACAAGACTTAATTCTTTCACTACTTAAAGAAAGTAATAGTGAAGTTGAAAAAAGATTAACTTTAGAATCAAAATTAAATGCTTTATCTAATTTGCAAAAGGCAACTATAGAAGCTGCAAATTTTGCTACTGAAAAAAGATCAGCAGCAATTACTAATGAATATGATCAACAATTAAAACTAAATGAATTAAGGAAAACAGATCTTGATATAGCATTAGAAAAATTTAAAGTTGGTAAAGAACGCCAAAAAATTGGTGGTGAAGCTGGTGGAAATCTTTCAGTTGATAGACAAATTTTTGAGCAAGAAAAATTAACAATTAATGCAAAATTAAAAATAGATCAAGAAGATTTATTGATTCAAGTTAGAAAAACGCTCTCAGAGGCAGCTATGCAAGTTGGTTATAAACCAGAAGAATTATCGCCAATTTCCAAAGCCACATCACAAAAAGAATTTGAAACAATTGTTACCGCAATTGAAGATGCCGAAAAACAAGCTCAAAAAACAAAAATTCAACAAGCTTTAGATGAAGTAAAGCTGAAAAATAATTCAGCAATATTACAAGCAACAACAGTACAAACTTCTGCTAATTATTTCTTACAAACAGTAAAAACAGCAGCAGATTACTTTAGAAACAATCCTTTAGTTCGGTTTTTAGGTGGGGCGGCTGAGGGTGCGGAAGGAGCGCCTATTAGTTCAGAACAACAAAAAGCTAATCAAGATTTTGAAGCTGCGCAAGCTTCACTTCGATCATCAACTGATACCGCCATAAAATTAGCTGAGGATGGCATGAGAGCAGTTGACGCTTTACCCAAAAACTTTAGTGGTTTATTTGATGTGTATCCAAATGCAATGAGGGAGAGTGGACAAGCTGCCGAAGAAGCTGGAATTTCTATTGGTAATTTAGAAAACGCTTTACTTTCAGCTGGTGGATCTCTTACAACATTTGCTAATTTAGTAAGAGGTGTGTTTACAAGTTTACCAGAGACTATTGCTCAAAACAAATTTGCAATGCTAACTGCAACAGACACGCAGTCTATCATTGGAAACGCTGTAGAAGCAAGAAGGAATGATATATTATCACAAGGACCAGCAAGTGCAGGAACTATTGCTCAAGCCGCTGACGCTACAGCAATTTATGAAAAAGAACTGGAAATAAAAAGAGCAATAACAGCCGAAGATAAAATAAATGGCGAATTTGAATTACAAAAATTAAAAGAAATCCTTCCGCTTAGAATGCAGCTTTTGGAAGCTGAAACAAATGAAGAAAGAGAAGCTATAATAGATAGAATCATAGCAAAGGAAAAACAAAGACTGCCAGTTCTTCAAAGAATAAAAGCGGAATTTTCTTCTACTACAGAACAAAGAACAGCAGAACTTGAAGACTCTTTAGTAAATGCTTCTGTTCAGTTTAGAGATAACTTAATTGATGGAATATCACAAGCTATTGAAGGCGGTGGAAGTTTAAAAGATATATTATTAAATACCGCTCTTGAGTTTACTAGAGAAATAACAAAAGCATCTCTTAAGAATGCCATTGGTTCAATAGGGAATTTATTCAATTTTGGAGGTGGTGGTGGAGTCACAACAGCAGCTACTGGTGGTATGATCACTGGTGGATCTGGAACAAAAGATGATGTTCCAGCAATGTTAATGGGTGGAGAATATGTTGTAAATAAAAAATCTGTACAAAAATACGGACCAGAATTTTTAAGTGCAATTAATAATGGCACTTTAGGTGGATATGCTAAAGGTGGTAGTGTTAAAAAACCAACTCAAACTGGAGAAGGTGGATATTTCTTACCTGGTTTATATGGTAATGAATCAATTTCTGGAACTGATGCATTAATGAGTTTTGCAACACAAAATTATACATCTGGAGCGAGAGATGTTATTTCTTCTGGAAGTAATTTTGCATCAATAGATTTAGAGCAAGAGAGTGTGAGATTAACTCAAAGAGGAAGGGAAAATAGTCCATTATTTGCTGCAACCCAATCTGCAAAAGAGCAAGCGTTAGGAATGGTTTTTGAACAAGTTCGCAGGGAAGAAGAGTATCGCAAAGCAATTGAAGAAGCAAAAAAACAAGAAAAAGCAAGACAAAAAGCTATCCGAAAACAATTATTAATTTCTTCAGCAATGGCTATTGGAAGCGCTGTAGCTGGACCACTTCTTGGAGCTGCTGGAGCTGGAGCGAAAGCTGCTTTTGGAGCTTCTAAAGCAGCTGGGGGAACTTTATTTACTAACATAGGAGCTGCAGCTAAGGGGGTATTTACTGGTGGTCAAGTTGGCGGTCAAATGGTTGGTGGACTTGGTAATTTATTTACTGGAGTTGGTAAAACTTTAACTGGTAATTTTGCAGAGGCTGGTAATTTTTTCAAATTATCACAAATAGGAGACGCGCAGGGATTAGCAAAAGCTTATAATGCTGGACTTGGTCTTGATGGTAAAACTTCTAATTTTACTAAGTTTTTAGATAAAAGTGGATACGTTCCTAGAGCTATTGTTGATGAAGTTGGAACAAACGGTGTTGGTGGTAATTGGTTCAGCAGATTAATTGGAGGATTCCGCAATCCATTTGGTACGGGATCAAATAAAGATAGTCAAGGATTTGAATCAACAGCTCAAGATATACAACCATCTTTATGGGAAAGAATAACTGGCAAAAGAAATACTATTGATCCATATTCATTAATAAGTGAAGACGAAATGGCGGAATTAAGAAAAGATCCAGTGCTTGGTTATGGCGTTCAAGATCCAAGATCATGGAAAAGACGAGCAACTGGTGGAACAATACCAGAAACTTCTGGAATCGATACCATACCAACCATGCTTTCTGGTGGTGAGTTTATAATGAATCGTGCTGCATCTCAAAATATCGGTGCTGGTAACTTGCAAGCATTAAATGCTGGAGCAAGCGCTCTTCCAACAGAAGAAAAAACAGAAGAACTTAATGATAAACTTATTTCTAAATTAGATGAACTAATACAAGCAAATTCATCAAAAAGTTCAGTTGGCGCAATTAATATAAATGTTGATGGTTCTGGTAAGTCTAACGAATCAAGTTCAGCGGGTCAGTCTGGAACTGCTAATCAACAACTCGCAAGAAACATTAGAGACATGGTTGTAAAGGTAATTCAAGACGAACAAAGATTAGGAGGATTATTAAGATAATATGTTTGGATCAATTGAAAATTATGAAAATGAATTTTTCGTAAATGGCCAAAAAGTTTTGGGCATAGAGTCAATTGATTTAAATTATTCAAATAATTTTAATGTAGAAAAATTTCTAGGAACAAGAAAAAATATAACATCAATTAGCGGCCCGACATCGCAAAAAATATCTATAAATAGAAATTTAATTTATAGCGATCCATTATTATCTTTTACTGGATCAACTCCATTCAGTGGAAGTATGAATTTTGAAACAAAATCATATGGATTCAATAGCGGATACTTAGATGAATATTCAATAAACTGTGCGGTTGGTAGCGTACCAAAAATAAATTTAAATGCAACAATATACGACGAATTAACTACTGGAAAAAGTAGTAAAGGGTCTATTGCTAGTCCATCTATTTATATACCAAATCAAGGTTCAATATCTATTGCTTGTGATGGCTCATCTACAAATCGAGTTGTAGGATTTGATTATTCTATAAAAGTATTTAGAAAACCAATTTATAGTATTGGCTCAAAATTTGTTAGTCAAGTTTTATCGATGCCAAATATTGAATTTGCAGCTTCTGTTCAAATTGATTTAGATGATTTATTTTTAAGAAGTGGTTTTGATTTTATTTCTGATAGACAAAATAAAAATCTTTCTTTTTCCATTAAATCTAGAGATTTAACTCAAACATTACAATCTTTAACTATGCCAAATGCTTCTCTTGTGGGAGAGTCATTATCAAATAATGCAGATGGTGGAATAAAATTAACACTTAACTATATTGGACATTTATGAATTTTGTAAAAAATAGTATAAATTTTACTGCGGGTGGTAAATCTGTAAAAATAGAAAATGATGCAATTGCACCAAATGGAGTTAAAGAAGCAACTAGGTTTTTTTCTCCAGCTAGTGTTGGTAGTACTACATTTAATACCCCATTAAATCCAATTACTTTTGTTACAGATAAAATATACTGTAGATCTATTTTTGTAAAACCAGTAAGCGATAACCCAGAGCCTAGATTACTTCCATTTATAATTGGTGGCGAGAATACTCAACATAGATTGGGGATTTTTAATCTTAAAACAAAAATTTTTACGTGGCAATATGCTCAAGCTGGTGAAGTTGGAACTATATTTCAAGCTAATTATAAAGAATACGATAATGGTTGGATGAGGGTTTGGTGGAATACTAAAAAAACATCAACAAATACTTTAGATTTAAATAATTACCATATGGGGGGATATGGTGGTGGTAATAATGGATCAATGTGGGTTTGGGGCGCTCAAGTTGAAGAAGTTGCTAATTTATCTAGTGAGCCAGGTGATTATGAGCCAGTTGGAGTAAAATCTTTATCTACTTTTTATAATCGAGATAGTAATATAAAGTTAAGCCTGGAAGATAAAATTGATCAATCAGATTCTTTAGGTGCTTATTACACACCAGTTTATGGGTCAAGAGTAACATTTGAATCTAGATTGAGTTCATATGAAACATCAGATGGGTATTTTAACACAATACCACTTTCTATAAATAATTTAAAAGCAAAGTTTGATTTAAGGTTTGATTTAAATGAATTTGAATCGCAAAGGTTAATTGATTTTATAGAAATGAAACAAGGAATCAGGGCTTTTGAAATTGATGACCCGACCGATCTTTATAGACCATTGGCTGGTTTTTGTAATGAATATTCAGTTAATCATATTAATAAAAATCATTATGAGGTTGCTATAAGTTTTGAGGTAGATCAAGCGCCAAGTTTGTTAAATTGGAAAAATTCATCATTTGTAAATTATGAAATTGGCAATTGGATAGAAAATACAGATTACAAAAAATATGATATAATTTTTTATGATTTAAAAGATTTTGATACATCTAGCGATGTTATTGGTGTTAATGAAGATGGAATTAATAAATTAAATAAATTCTACTACGCTTCAAGAGATTTTAATTCATTAATTGGAACAGACACTCAACCAACAGACGTTCTTTCCCCATGGAGACAGGATTTCTTTTTTGAACCAGATATTGGTTTGCAAAATGATGTAACTATGGCAATTCAAAAAAATGAATTTAAAAATTCTTTTATACAAAGAGTTAAAACCAAAAAAAATATTGGAGCACTTAAATTAAATTATAAATTTACTAATATAACAACTCAAAAAGCAAGGGCAATTTTGCATTTTCTTGAAAATAAAGGAGGCTATAGAAGATTTAGATTAGATATGAAATCTATTTATAATAAACCGAAAGTTTTTTATTCGCCATCATGGACTCATACTTGGAAATCTGCAAATTCTCATGATATTGAGGTTGTATTAATAGAAGATCCATTAGGAATAATATCAAAGAAAAATTAATACTATGCCAAAATCAATATTAAAAAGCAATTCAGCATTCGTTGGTATTGGAAGTTCACTATCAACTCCAAAAACTAGACAGAGAACTAATATTTTAACTTATAGTGAAGATTTTACTCAATCAATTTGGTCAAAAGGTTCAGTCACGCCAACTCCTGGCGAGTTGTCTCCAGATGGCAAATCTAACGCCACTTTGCTTTCAGCAACAACCTCAAATTCAAATATTTCTCAACAATTTGCTGGTCTTGCAAATACTACTTATACATTTAGCGTATGGGTTAAAGCAGCAGCATCCCCAGCAACATTAACAATTAATTTATATAATAACGGCGGCTCTAATTCAATTGGTCATACTACTTTTACAACAACAAATACATGGCAAAGAGTTTCTGTTACTGCAACATATCCATCGAGTGTATCTGAAACAAGAGTGTATATTGGTGCAAATGCGACATTTGCCACACCAGAGTCTCTTTATGTATATGGAGCACAACTAGAAGCAGGTTCTTACTCAACAAACTATATAAAAACAACAACTGCCGCAGTTACGGTAACTGAAAATATTGATGAATTAAGATTATTTTCACTCACTCAAAATTGTAATTTTGGAGTAGCAAATGATCATTTAAAATTAAAACAAATTGGGTCTGATGATTATGCTGTAAATGAGGTTTTTCAAGCGCCAAAAGTTAATTTAACTTTAGATTATTTACATTCTCCATATTTAAATAACGAACTATTGTTGGGTTTTAATGGAAGTGGTGATATTTATGAAAATGCTCTTTCTAATTTTAACTTAAAAAGAAATAATTTTTATTTAGTGGTTGATAATAGAGATTTAAAAGAAGGTTTTGATGAAGTAAAAAGAATTGATCCATTAAATATTAACTTTAGTGGTTTTAGTATTTTTTCTTTTGGAGATTCTTATCTAACAAATTATTCGCTTAATTTTCAAATAGGTCAAATCCCATCAGTTAGCACAACTTTTGCTTGTTCTAATATGAAAATAGATACTATCGTTGATTCTGAAAAATTTGAAATAGTCGCTGGGAGTTTTACATGGAGCGGGGCTAAAACAGACGCAGAGTCAAGGGGTGGAAGATTGGCAATATTAAATACAGAAGAAAAAAATAATAAAGTGCCAACTCAAACTCAATCGTCACTATGGATTGGAGCAACAGATACTGGAGTAGAGGGAACTTGGAGGTGGATAGATGGAACACTTCTTAATGATGGATATACAAATTGGAGCGCGTTTGAACCAAATAATGCTGGCGGAGCAGAAAATTATGCTAATAGATATCCAAATGGAAAATGGAATGATTTAGCAAATACATATCCTACGGATGGTTATATAATTGAATATGGAATAACAGAAACTAAAAATCAAATAACCACTCCATCAGTAAAACAGCCTGGTATTTTAAATTTAGCTGATACTTATTTTACTCTTGCATCTGGGTTTGTTACAGATAATCCAGAGGGAAAAACTGAATTCAATGTTCCAGTAACTTCCCCGATGCATAGTGAATTTATTCTTGATGATTTACAGGTTGGCGGCATTAAATTAGAGCCTTATAATAAACCACTATTACAATCTCTATCAATAGACATAGATTTATCTAGAAACGATTTATATGGATTAGGCAGTGATTATGTATATGATCGAAAATTAAATTATCCAATTAATGCAAAAATCGATATGTCTGTGTTGGTTTCTGGGGTAGATGACGGGTTTATTAGTGGAATTCTACAAAATCAACAAGTCTATGGATTTACAATAAATTGTATAAATACTAAAAATTATATAACTGGTTCTTATAAATTTAACAATTGTAGGTTAAGTAATTTTAATTATTCAATGCCATTGAATGATGTAATGACTTTTAATGCTTCGTTTGATTGTGCAATTAGAAGCGATGCTGGATTTTTAATGAGGCGGGTAATTGATACTTTGGGTAATTATTATCAAGATTTTGACGACATTTGGAATAACTTATTTATAAATTGGGAATCCATTTAAAATAAAGTGTAAAAAATAATGAAAATATGGATTTACAGGGGAAAAAGTTAAGTGCGACTTATAAAAATTTATTGTGTAATGGGCCAGATGCGACTCAAACAATAACACTTGGTAATAATGGGGCGGTTCCTTGGCAAGCAAATGGAATTGTTGTAATTAATGGTACAGCGCAAACAGTGACCACGCCAACAACATTTAACACTTTAACTGTACCTTCTACTGTTAGTTTTACTTCAAATGGTTCAATTGTTAAAACTGGGAATCATGCTGTTACATTGACAACTTCTTCAAATTCTAATATAACATTTTCAAGTGCTACAGCTTTTACTTATACAGTTCCAAATCCAGGAACAAACGCTTCTTTTGTAATGACAGAAGGAGCGCAAACAATTAATGGAAACAAAACATTTAATGGAGAAATAAAAATATTTGGAGATACTGAAATAGGATTAACTGGAACAGCAACAAATTTATTTGGAACGGGAGCTAGTACAAATAGATTTGGAGACAATGTTATAACTTCAAATTCATTTGGAAATAATGTAACTGGACTTAGTGCAACTAATAGTTTTGGAAATTCGTCTAGATATAATGCTTTTGGTGAAACTTCCAATATAAATCGATTTGGCGTTCTTGTAACTGGTAGTAATCAATTTGGCTCAGGAGTTAGTGGATCTACTGCATCTAATGGATTTGGCATTGATTTAAGATCTGGTGCTATCAATAATTTTGGTAAAAATTCTAAAAACTTTTTTGGAGAAAATGGTGAAAATTACTTTTACTCTGGATCATTTGCTGGACCACTTACTTTGCCAGCAACAGTCTCATACACTAGTGCTGGACAAATAGTTAAAGCTGGTAATCATACATTAGGCTTAACTACAACAGCTGGGACAACAGGTACATTGCCAACTGGAAATATTACAATTGCGGCTTTAGAAGGAACTCAAACTTTTGCTGGAGAAAAAACATTCTCAAGCGGAATAAATATTCTTAAAACAACAGATCAATTAGTTTTGGGCAATACAACTAAATTGACAATTAGTTCAACAGCGCCAGCAAGTAATAGAAGATATATAATTCCAGATGCTGGTAAAGATGTTAATTTCATATTAAGCAGTGGCGCTCAAACAATTGAAGGCACTACAACATTTACTTCAACAGTAAATGCTAGTATTACAGGAAATGCTGGTTCGACTACTAATGCTGTATATACGACTGGTGGTCAAACAATTAATGGTGTTAAAAACTTTTCGTCTCGTCCAACAGTAAATGGATCTGGTGTATTTTTAAGTGGAGAGGCAGTTCCAGGTGCTTATACAGCATTTAGATTATTTTTTGGAAGTGGATTAAGATTGACCAATGGGTCAGCTCCATTTACATGGAATGGAAATCAAGAAAAAACAGTAGAAATTGATACATCTATAATTACATCCTTAACTGGAAATCAAACATTAAATGGAATAAAGTCATTCAATGATCCTGTTGTAATTAATACAGGCTCAAACCAACTTCAATTAGGAACAACCAATAGATTAACAATTACTACCAGTCAAGCTGCAGCAAGAACCTATACAATTCCAGATGTTGGTGGAAATGCAGATTTTGTAATGACGAGTGGTTCTCAGAATATTACTGGAACTAAAACTTTTGCTAGTCAGCTAATAGTTGCAACAGGTTCAAACCACTTAGTTTTGCGCACTGGAAACGCTGGTAGTAATAGCTTTACAATCTCTGCGCCAATTATTTCTGGAAGTAGAATTTATACACTTCCAGATGTTAATGGAAATGCATCTTTTATCATGAGCACTGGCGCTCAAACAATCAATGGTGGTTTAAATTTTACAACCAGACCAACCGTTAATGGCGTTAATATGTTGTTAAGTGGTGATACTTCAATTTTCACTAGAGTTGAGGCTACAAACTTAGTTTACAATACAGGTGATCAAATAATTTCTGGAAGAAAAAGATTTAGAAATGCGTCTGTTGTTCCATATGGTCCATTTGAAAATGATATTGATGCTGATTTTAATGGATTGCTATCTTCTAGAGAAGTCTATTTTACAAATGATGGTAATACTAGATCAGCAATTGAAATTCCGACATTAGATATGGTATACGAAACTGGCGCGACAACATTAACGCCAAGAATAGGACCAACTCCATCATTCTCAAGAACACAAATTAATACGAGCGGTAGTTATTTGGCAAGCGATGGATATATTAAATATGTAGCGGCAAATCAACCAAGATTTGATCACACATTGAGTAAAAATTTATTTTATGGTCCAGAAAATCTTTCTCAGTGGTGGAGATATCCAGAATATAGCTCTGGATTTACTGAAAAAATGATGGATTTTAACGTTGAGATAAATCCATTTAAATCAGTAAGAAATGCTACAAAAATTATTGAAATTACTGGTAGTGGTGTTCCAGCTGGGTATCTTCTTAGAAGAGACATCTCTTTCAATTCTGGTTTTAATTATACAATGTCAGTTTTTGCTAAACCAATAAATAATAATTTTATTGTTTTAACATTAGCTGGTGGAACTAGGGCTTTTTATAATTTATCTAATGGTTCTATATCTGGAATGGGTGGAAGAACTATAATTTCGTCTGGTATTGATAGTAGTTATGGTAATGGGTGGTCTCGTTTGTGGCTATCAATTGCATATGATTCGCAAGCAGCTCGTTATGAAAACTTAATAACATCATCAAACTCAACTGGAGCATTAAATAAGACAGTCACAACAAGAAGCGATGCATTTTATGTATGGGGTGCGCAGTTAGAAGAAAGTCCAACAGTCACAACATATGATCCTGCATATGGTAATTGGTTTGAGGATCAAGGGACTTTAGCTGGAACTTATAAATCATTTAGAGCGCCAAAAGGCTTGTTATTAGAAAAAGATTCTAATAATTATATTTTAAATTCAAATACTTTTACTGGATCTAATGCTGGTGAACCAGTTAATGGATCAATACAATTAACTGGTGGAGTTTGGCCAGATACTAGTACATCTGGATCTGTTTATGTTGAAGACGGTGCAACAAGTCAACATTATGTTTATAGACGGCCAATAGATAATATTCAATCTGGAATAAATTATGTATCATCAATTTTCTTAAAACAGCCATATTATGGACAATACTCTTATGTTTTGACTGGTGTTGGTGGATCTATAACTGGTACTGGTTATTATCCATTTACTAATGGGGTTATTTATCCGCCAGGTCAAGGTGGTGTTCCAACTAGCGCAAACTTATCTACTTATAGCGGCCAACTAAATACTGGTAGAAGATATGTTCTTGGAAGGTTAGTAACTGCTGGGTCTATTCCTGATACAAGAGTTGTTATCGATTTACATAGTGGAATTAGCGGTGGAAGAACGGTATCAGTTTCTGGTTTTACAAATCCAACATTTTTTACAGGAATAAAATATCCTAATAATTGGTATAGGCTCGTAATAGGTCAAACAGCAACTGGTGCGGCTCTTGTTGGTGCTAATTGTGAATTTTGGTCAACAACTGGATTTGGCGTTAACGCTAATTCATACTCTGGTCTTAATGGACCAGGTTTTCAAATATTTGGCCACCAACTTGAAACTGCATTTAGTGGAGATGGGGCTACAAGTTATAAGCCAACAACTGGTTCAGTTGGAACACTTACGCGAGACGTATTCGCAATTGGTGGAAATGATTTTAGTGGTTTTTATAATCAAAATCAAGGAACGTATTTTATTGAAGCAGAGTTATTGCAATATAATACATGGCAAACAATGGGAATGATGGGTATAGAAGGTAGTGATAGGCAATCTGGATCATATGCTTTGACTAGAGTTGGTGCTAATTTTGCAACAAATTTTTCTTCAGGTCCACCAAGTCATCAATCACAAGCTAATTTTTCAAAAACAACTGGTTCGCGTGGTGTATTAGTTATGGCATCTTATAAAGAAAACAGCTTTAAGACATCATTTTATAATGAAACAACACGAACAGATACGAGCGGAAGACTTGGATCATTGCCGATGAATAAGCTCGTTTTTGGGGCAAATGGAGAAACTGCTGGGCCGCAATTTAGTAACATGTATCTTCAAAGATTTTCTTATTGGCCGCTTCAGTTTCAAGATAGTAAATTAACAGGAATATATAGATATTAATTATGGCAGACGGAGATCAAAATGTAGTATATGTTTTAAACGCAGAAAACCGCTTTGCGCTTTTCCCAGGTATTGGATTAACATCAAGCGGAGGAGCTTATGACGGTTCTGTAGAAAGATATTTTGATGTTGATACATCTTTATTTCTTTCATTAAGTGGCGAGCAAATAATAGATGGCCAAAAAACATTTGCGCTGAATCCAATTATAGGCACTGCAGAACCAGTCTTAACGACTGGAGATCAAACAGTCGCTGGTATAAAAACATTTACAGATCGTCCTTTTGTTAATGGTATTGGAGTTGTTTTAAGTGGTGATGCTGCTGGTATAGCAACACCAAATGATTTGACTTTTGGATTTGGCATTGAATCAAGCGGAGATTTTTTTAATGGAAGTGCTGCTAAAACAATAGCAATCAATTCAAATGAAATTGTATCTATTACTGGAGTAGAAGAAATTAGTGGGCAAAAAACATTTACACTTACGCCAAAAGTTGGTAGTGGAACTGTTATATTAAACACTGGTGAACAAACATTAAGTGGAAAACTTATTATTAATAATGAATTTATTCAATCTGGTTCGTTGAATATAGGTGGAACTGGAAGTGGAAACTTTTTTGGTACTTCAGCTATTTTAAATAGTTTTGGAAATTCTGGTCAGGCGAATAATTTTGGAGATTTTTCTATATTAAATTCATTTGGGGCAAATACACCAACAAACGAATTTGGAAAACTTTCTGTTAATAAATTTGGAGAAAGCGGTATCAATACTTTTTACTCTGGAATATTTACTGGACAAACCATTTTTGAAAATAATATTATGGTTGGTGGTGGCAAACCAGTAATGAATACTGGCGTAGAAATAATAGGTGGTTTAAAAACATTTTCAAATGATTTGGTGGTTGAGGGAGATTTAATTTTAGGACATGGTAATACTATTATATATTCAGATGTAGATACTATAATTGGTGGTTCTGGAAATAGTTTAAGTGGAGATGCTTCAGTAATTTTAGGTGGAGTCAATAATCGTTTAAGCGGAGATGGTTCGTTTATTGGAGTTGGAACTGAAAATAAAGTATCAGGAGTTTATTCTTTTCTGGGTGGTGGAAGTTTAAATGAATTATTTGGGGATCATAATTTTATAGGAGCTGGTATTAAAAATAAAATAACTGGTTCTAGTGTTGCATCTACTATTGTAAATGGAGAAAATAATATAATTAGTAATAGTTCAGGCTGTGCAATTTTAGGTGGTATCGGTAATTATGTGAAATCTGATTATTCTTTTGATTATTCTTCTTCTGCTGGCAGCGGATCTCTTTGGAACAATATTGGCGGTGGTTATGAAAATGGAATTATACTATCTTCTAATGCTAATTTCTCTGCTGCTAATTTAATTAATGGTGGAGCGTATCATAGGATTCATGACTCAATTGTTTGTGCAATTGCTGGTGGATTGAGTAATATAATAAGTGGTAACTCGCGGACTTGTTTTATTGGAGCTGGTAGTGAAAATAAAATTATAAGTACAGAAGATAGTAGTGTTGGTGGTGGTTTGCAAAATTTTATAAGTGGAGGAGCAGGTAATTCAATATTTGGTGGTGTAAATAATAGAATTATTAGTGATTCAATAATAATTTACAACTCGTTTATTGGTGGCGGTTCTTCAAATACAATTTATGATGGAGGAAGTTCAGTTGTTGTAGGTGGTTATTCTAACTTATGTATAGGTGAAGGTTCTTTTATTGGCGGCGGTGGATCAAACCGTGTTAGTGGTGATAATGGTGTAGTTGTATGTGGAAATAATAACCAAGCAGTTGGAGTTAGATCAACAGTTTTGAATGGATTTTCAAATATAGCATCTGGGCAATATTCCACCGTATTAGCAGGAGATGGTAATCAAGCTTTAGCAAGTTATTCAACAGTCATTGGAAGAAGAGCCATAACTCGCACAGGAGATTTAGGTGCAACAGTTATTTCTGATGGACAAGAAAGAGATCATTACTCAAGAGGAGCGCATACTTTAAGCTTAGACTTCTTCGATGGTGTTTATTTAAGATTACCGCAATTTACTGGATTATCATCTCAAACAGGAAATCGTGGTGAAATGGCAGTCAGTGGAGACTTTTTATATGTATGTACTGGAAGCGTTTCTGGATGGGGAAGAATTCAATTAAGTTCTTTTTAATTATAATCAACCTTGACAGTTTTACTTTCAAAAGATTTCATCTGTTCTGGGTGTTTAGCACCCTTACGTTCTTTTGAGTAATTTTCAAAGTACTTTTCTTTAACAGGATCTTTGCCGCCAGCTAGTTCTGCACGTTTATTACTCATTTCGGCGCTTCTGTCCAATAAATCACCATACGTCCCCTTTTTAGTTCCAGTCTTTTCCGCAAATTGTTTTGAGCTAAATGGATCTATTTGAGAATCAATAGAGGCGCATGGAGAATAAAACACTCTGATCCAATCATCTTCATCTCCATTTTCACCAAAGTATTCATGTTTATCATTCATTGATTGAAAAACATCACGATGTTCATCGGTTGATTTTCTTTTGTAAGTATAGACTGGCATATATTACTATAAAAAAAACAGGTGGAAATTCAATTCCACCTGTTTAATTTGGGTTTAACTATATTATGCTATTTTGATTTCCACTTTATCAGTTACTGATTTCTTTGGAAGTGTTAATTTAAGCAATCCGTTTTTATATTCTGATTTAATATGATTAATTGAAACAGCGTTATTAAGATTAATAACTAAATCTTTAGATCTCTCTTCATTTTTAGCTTTAATTTTAAGAACTTCATCTGTCGCTGTGATTTTAATTTCAGATTTATCATATCCAGCAAGTTCAACTTCTGCCGTATAAACATCTCCGATATCTTTAATAGAAGATTTTTGAGAGTTTTTTTTGCAGCAAGAGTCTGATGCTGAAAATAATTCGTCGAATAGTGTATTAGTAAATAATGTACTCATAGGCTTTTTCTATATCATATATCGTGCCAAGTGTCAACCCCCGAAAATACTAGACAAAATGGCGCTCGCAATATGTTCATATGTCATATTGACCGACAACTTTTGTCCCTCTGCGTTATTTTGTCCTACTTTGATGAGTTGTGTGGATTTTTTTTAGGTCCATTAGGTATAGATAAAAATTTATTATATTTTCTAGAAAGTTTTAAATCGCTTTCACTATTATAAATCCAATTTAAAAAATTTAATACGTTATTTCTACCAGAAATAATTAAATCACATGATTTAGGGTTTTGTTTATAAATTTTTAAAGAAGGTTTGTAATTAATATGTTTTTCTAAAAATCTTTGACAAGATTTGCAAAATATAGTAGAAGATGTAATTTTTACTGAAAAATGAGTAAATTTAGGTGATATATATAAAGAACCATCTCCATCAAAAACGCCTCTAAAAAAATCATTTATAAAGTTTAACGGGAGCTTTTCTTCATAAAAATCTAACACTAAACTTTTATTTTGAACAACTCCTAAATTTAATAAATCGTTACACATTTTTTTGCTACATAATTCTAACCTTGATCTTAACTTTCCGTTTTCACAAGATGGTTTAAGGGTTTTAATAGAACCACCGTAGTCTAAAATTTTAGATATCTCATATAATATATATTCATCATCTTTAGTTAATTGAATTCCCCATCTATTACCAGAGACGTTATTCCACCCATCTGCATATATTAATCCAAGTATATAACATTTATCATTAGTATTTATGTTTTCAAAAAAAGACTCATTTAAAGAGAGTTTTCTCCTTCCTTTTTTAATACCACTCTTTTTAAGAAATTTTTCTACAGTAGTTTCTGATACATTTATTAATTGAGATATTTTTTTATTAGATAAATTTAAATTATTTAATATAATATTTGATTTTTCTACATTTATTTTTAAATTCATATTATGGAAGATGTAATATATTTACACCATTAATCTGAATTTATTCAAATATTTTTTTAAGCAATAAATCAGCTGTATTGGAGTAGGTAAATTTTTCAGATAATTTAATGCCTTCAAAATTTAATTGTCCAGATTTTTTTTCTGCCATTTCCATAGCAGAAATCATTGATTCGTCAGAGTAAATTGGCCATTTTCCTTGATTAAAGTCAGAACCCTTTTGAAAGAAAACTTGATCATAACATTCTATTTCAGATTCAGATTCAACTAAAATACTATTTTCATTATTTGCCCAATCTTTATGAGCTGTAGCATTATGAACTATAGACCATTTACCAAGGCATGTAGCATTAAATGCTGGCAAATTCCAACCCTCCGATAAACTTAAACCAGTCAAGTCGATATCAATTGCATTTAAGAATTCATTAACTTCTTTGTTTGTCTTGAGATACGGAAGAAAATTAATGTTAGTATATCTTTTTCCCTCTAAAACATTTTCAATAATCCCCTGCATTTGCTCTGGTTTAAAGAATGGATTTGTAACGCAGCAAGTCAACTGATATTTATTGTCATTACCATATTTCTTAAGCCAAGACTTAATGATTTTGCCAGTATGCTTTCTGTTTTCAAACTTACCCATCAAACCAAAATGGATCACACCTTCAAGATATTTCTTATTAGTGCGGGTAAAGTCTTTATCAAACCCCATAGGTACATAAGTTGCATTTTCACAACCGTTAGATAAAAACTTATCTCTTGAGTAGGTTGAGCTAAAGAATACTTTATCCTGAGCTTTGCAAAGTGTTTTTTCAAGTTCTGTTGGTTCACTGCATTCATAAAACGTTAGTAGATTTTGAGTTGAGTTTTTTCTATTTTCACTTCCGTTAAGATGCCATAATTTAAAACCAGGAATATCTTTTGATAAGTAATCAAATCGAGTATCAATAGATTTTTGCAACCATTGCCCAAAATCTTGGGAAATTTCAAAAGTAGAAATGTCAAGATTCCCAATTGGGAAAATTCCAACATCAACATTTTTCTTATAAAATTCTCTGAGAATGTTCAATGAGACATTCCCAAAGCTAAGTGAATTAAGTGGAGCTTCTACTAAAAGTTTCATCAAAATGGAATATCTTCAGTGTTGTCTCCAGCACCTTCTGAGATTGGAGTATTTGCATTTTTATTAGTTCTATATGTCGCTTCACTTTCTGCAGGTCCAGAACCATCGTCCTTCTTCAAGGCTGAATTCATAAACTTAACCTTATTGGCACGGATAAAATGTCGGCTTTGCGTTACACCTTCTTTATTGGTCCACGAAGACATACAAAGCTCTCCCTCAACCATAATCTCTCTACCCTTCTTCATGAATTTAGCGCAAGCTTCTGCTGTCTTATCCCAAGCCTCACAATCAATAAAGCACTTTGTCTTTGCTTGATTTTCTGAAACGCAGATTCGCATTGAGCATACTGACTTACCACTTTGGGTTTGTTTGATTTCTGGATCTTTTACTAGGTGTGCTAGTGTAATAATTGTATTAAACATTTTCTAATTCTTTCTTTGTTTGTTCTATAAACTTATTATGAATATTGATGCATCCTTGTATGCTCATCCTAAGTTTTTTCGCAATATTTTTCCAAGGTGTGAGTTTATTATAGTCCGAACCATATCTCATGTCAATGATTTTTTTGATTCTTTTGTCTTCATGTGTTTCAGCTAATTTATAAATCTTATTAAGTATTTCATAATTTTGTAAATCTGAAACAAAATCACCAGAAACCTCTTTATCATTTTCATGATACTCAAGAGGTTCTTCTTTTCTTTTTTTATTCTTATTATATAAATTTAAACATTTCCAACGGGTTTCATTCGCTAGATACGTAGGAAATTTAGTATTTAAATCTGGATTATATTTTAATGCGGCATTATATATGGTATAATCCTTATCTGCTATAACGTCAGTTTTATTAACAAAATCACAAGAATCAGATATAATCTTATTTACAATAGTCATATAAATACCAGAGTGTCTATCAATTAACTCTTTAAGACACCAGTTGTCATTGTGATTTTTAATTTCATTTATAAGGAATAAGTCTGTCTCCATAAAGAAAGCTGTTGATCACTTATTGTATTGGATATAATTTCAAAAGCAACAGAAATTAATATTTTTTTATCTTCTGTTGTACACCATACAAACGAATGATCAGAGCTTTCTCTTAAAAACGTATTATTTTCAGCCTCATCTTGATTTGCATCTGGGACCAGTTCTCCATTTTCATTAATCCTATCGACAAAAAACATATAGCCATTGTTATTTTTAACCCAATCAAATTCATTTTTAAATCTTATATCAGGTACAATTAGGATTGAGTTTTCTTCAATTGAGTCTTGGATTTTTTTAATCCAAATATCTGGATCAAGTTTTCTTCTGACGTGCGTACCCCATGTGACTAAAAATGGTCTAATAATATTCTTTTCTTCGGTTTTTTCTGTAAAGACATCAATACCCAAAGTATTGAAAATAAAGTCTTTAGACTCTAGTTTTAATTGATC